ATGGGTGCAGCTAATAAATTATCCATTTCCGGTTACAATAACCGGTTGACCAGACAGGTCCACAATCTTTCGGACAGGGTCAAGTATCCCCGGGTCCATAGATTCATTTCATCAGTTAATTCCTTCGCAATTCATTCCAACGTTCCGATCTATCAAAATCAACTGATAGACTACAATGGGCAACTCTACAAGATTTCATCAATATCGAGCAGACCTATTGAACAGGAAAATGAGGGTGCTTACATGACTTCGGAGACGGTCTATTACGAATTAAAGACAGTTTGTTTCTTCCGACAACCCTAACGATCACAGCCATGGATAAAATAAAGAAACAATTGATAAATCAGGGTCTAGTTTGCCCATACTGTGACGCTACGACAGTATACGTAGATAGCGCTGAGTTTTACAATGGTAAATCTTACGGCATGGTTTACGCCTGCAGACCTTGTAAGGCTTGGGTAGGTGTTTTGCCGACGAATCCTAAAATGTCACTCGGCCGTGTTGCAAACGAGGAATTACGGCTAGCCAAAAGAGGAGCAAAACACTATTTCGAACTTCTTTGGAAAGAAAGCCACATGACTAAACGCATGGCTCATGCTTGGATTGCATCGAAGCTTAAGCTATCGAAGTCTGATTGCTACATCGGAAAGATGGATCTATCCCAGTGCAATAGGGTAATTGAACTAAGTCGAAAATTTTTAAGCATTTAAACATGAAAGCCACTATTAAATTTTATAAGGAGGTCGAGGTAACTACTTTAAAAATAAGAGCCGGTGTTAGGTATTGGGAAGACGGTACCGTCAATGGACAGGAAGATATCAATGGAAACCTAATCCCCTTCCGTGAAGGCGATTATTGGTGCCCCGTTATTGACCTTTATTCCGCAACTATTAAAGACTGGCCAATCGGAACAACGGCCCACGTACATTACAAAGTCTGTGATGATGGGTATTACATTCTTCTAGATGATAAAGGTGAACCAGTTCTTTCTCTCGAGAACGACTATGTTCCAAACAAACTTGTTCCTGGGCACTACGGTGATTACATCGAAATGGAAATAGACCAAACAGGTAAGATTACGAACTGGCCATCACATCCCTCATTATCGGATTTTATGGAGGAGGACGATTAGCATGAACAGAGAATTGAAGTTCAAAGTAATATGTAGAGATCCGAATGGAACCTACATTGTTGAGTCTGGTCTTGATATTAAGGAAGCATGCAGTATTGTCGATGTATTGAACGCTTTAGCGGATGAAGGCGAATTGTATTATAAAGAAGAGGAGGAAGCTAATGGATAAGTTAATAAATATCCTGTCATCAATCAATGATCTATTATGCAACCCAAAAAGGGAAAGTTTAGATCTATCCCTTAACAATGTCCACGGTAAAGGAGTATTCTCGCTTGTAATCGGAGGAACTGAATTCGGCAGGTTGACGCGTGTCTTTATAGCAAAAAAGAAACTGAAGCCTTATGATGTTCAGTTGCATACTCATCGCTATCCCATCCGATTGACGGTAATTAAGGGAAATATAACTCATCATATGGCACATCCCGGTGGAGAAATAATATTACCTCTATTTAAATATTTTTCTCCCTTGAACGGCGGAACAGGTCTTTCGGAATTGGAATCTTTACCTGTAGATGTCAAATCATACAAAATGCCGATTGGATCAATTGTGAGGTTAAGCATTGCTGCTTTTCACACGATGTCCTGTTCTAAAGGGTCTATCTGGATCGTCGAAGAACTTGGTTTCGAAACCGATCAAAGCTTTGTATTGGGTGTCCCGTTCATTACGGATAATCTTTATACCAAACCTGAAATGTTTCAGGTGAATGATCACCTGCAGTTGGTTAAACGGGAAGTAAAACGAATCCTTAACGCTTTTAAAGAGATATAATTATGAGCGACTTAGTTTACAGCGATAACAATGGAGTCATTAATATCGCGCCTCTCCCCAAGAAGACTTACGTTCTCACGACTAGTAAGGTATTTATGAAAGGTCACCAACGTGCCGGTGAGCCAACAGGATTCCGTGACAAGATACTGTCCGGAGAAAAGATACACACGATCCGAGCCGGTGAACATTGGAAAAAGGTGGTAGAAGAGGTTAACAAAGGAATAGCAATACTATCAGTTCGTGAGTGGACTGGAAAGCCATATGCCTCCAAGCAAGATGAATATGCGAGATTCGAAAAGTTAGGATGGCAGTCTTTTGAAATTAGCAGCTATGGAACCATATATATTGACGGAGAATATGCCAATCCTTCATATATGGGCTTGATTCCATCAAATGACGGTCTAACCACGCAAGACTTTATAAGCTGGTTCAAAACGGGTACCGTAGAGTTCTCAGGTGGTATTATTCACTTTACTGATTTTAGATACTAATTACAACATCTTAAAAAAATAATCCCATGGAGAACAGCAAAATTGAGAGGACACACCACACGGTAAACCTCTGGCATGGTTGCGTTGAGGTTCATGAAGGTTGTGACAACTGTTACGCACGTGTATTAAACAATCGATACCACCACGAAAATCCTCATTGGGGCAATAAGGTGCCCAGACTGATTATCAGGAAGTCTTTTAACGACCTTCTGAAATTTCAAAAATCGGCAAAGGACAAAGGGGAAACACATAGGGTATTCGTTGGGTCTATGATGGATATATTCGAAAAGTCAATGCCTTTGGTTGACGGATCAGGTAGAGAAATCGAAGGCCAAGACACCGGATATTTAAGGGATTTGCTTTTTCAGCAAATAACTGCAGGCCTCTACCCTAACCTATTATTCCTTTTTCTCACTAAAAGGCCATCCAATATCAATAAATATATTCCCGATTCTTGGAAGTCTAATGCTCCGGCAAATGTGATGTTCGGCACTTCCGTGGTAAATCAGGAAACCGCTAACAAGATGATACCTGAGTTATTAAAGGTAAATGGAAAACGGTTTCTATCCTGCGAACCTTTGCTTGGCGAAGTCAATCTATCAACTTGGTTTGAACAATGTCCCAAAAGCAAAAGAATTGACGGAAAAGGCCATTCATGGTTATTTGACGGAGATGACCCATATGTAAAATGCTACTACTGTGGTGAATATAGGGATGCTAGAACTGGTCGTACTATAGGCGATTCTTTTTCTTTAGAAAGCCCAATCCATTGGGTAATATGTGGTGGAGAAAGCGGACATGGGGCCAGACCTATGAATCCTATCTGGGCAACCAATCTCCGAGATCAATGTTTCGCCTCAGGTGTACCTTTCTTTTTCAAGCAATGGGGAGAATGGGTATCCGAACATCATGAGTCGGTATCTCACCGCGATTATCAGGGCGCTTATCAGCACTCAGATGCTTTCGTAACCTATACCGAAGACAAAAGCGATTACTACGGCCAGTACATGATTAAAATCGGAAAAAAGAAAGCCGGCAATCTGTTGGGAGGCAAAGAATATAAAGAGTTTCCAATAATATAATCATCATGAAAAAAACAATCTATTGGGCAGCTTTCTCACCAATCGTCTTGGTAACCATAATGTGGTATCTAAGTACGATGTTGGAATTGATCAGCGCACCAAACGATGTGGGCGTTTTAATAGGTCTGATAATGGCCTGTCTACTCGTTCTGGCAATCTTATTCATAATAAACAGAATCATTAACACAATTAAAAACAAAACGAAAAAATGAGAGCACCATTTATTTTAGGTTTAATTTTCTTCGCCATTCTGGCGATAGCATCATGCGCATCATGTACAAGAATTGATGCGGGACACGAAGGCATTTTAGTAAAGCAATATGGATCTTCTAAGGGGGTTCAGGATGTTAGCTTAGTCACTGGCCGTGTTTGGTATAACCCATTTACAGAAGACGTTTACCAGTTTCCAACATTCGTTCAGACAGTTGACTACGAGTTGTTCACTGTCAATGCTAAAGACGGATCGGTGTTTAAAGTAGACCCCACCCTATCGTTTAAAGTCCAAAACGGTAAAAGCCCGGAGATATTTAGAAAGTATCGGAAAGATATAGAGGAGATAACGAAAACTACCCTTTATAATTACATACGCGACGCGTTCCGAATTGAGTTTAATAAATATACCACGGACAGCATCATAAGCAGTCGCGAAGGCTTCGAGAATGCTGTGCAATCAAATATATCGACAGCCCTCGAAAAGGAAGGCTTCACCCTTGAGCAGATGACAAGCGGTATACAGTATCCGGCAAGTATCACTAAAGCCATAGATGCGAAGAACGAAGCGGTCCAAAAGGCGGCACAAGCTACTAATCAATTAAGAGTTGCTGAGGCAAACGCCAAAATCAAAATTGTAGAGGCCGAAGCAGAAGCGAGAGCGAATGAGCTTAGGCAACGTACACTTACTCCACTACTCATTCAACAACAGTTTATAGAGAAGTGGGACGGAAAGAGTGCCTTGTACAGTAATTCTCCGGCTTTCTTTAAAAGCATCCAGTAGTATTGAACCTTTCGGTGTATAGGTTAACCGAGTTTATGGAATGACAAACCAACAACAAAAAGCGATCGAAGACAACCTGCTTCATGTTGCCAGGATGGCAAAAGTATCGACAAGCAACTTAGGAATTGACGGGGTTCGCATGGGTATGCTTGAAGTGATCAGAAATCCCGAAAAGTATTGTCTTTCGTTCGACAAGAAGCAGGTTAAATCCTCCAAGGAAATAGCTATAGAATTGTTAGAAGGCATCGATAAGTTCACTGTCATACCGTTATCCGATTGTGACCGGATGAAGTATTACATATCCACTTACTTCAAAGGTGAGTTTTCCACTAGCATAGTTACCAAGAAGATATCAGCTTTGACACGTATGTCGACAGGAGAAATTACCAAAGCTAAAATAGCAGTTATTTACAGGCTAAGATAAATTATTGTTGTCAAAATAATAGTAAAATCAACTTTGTTCGACAGATGAGAAGTCACTTCCGTTTATATTTTGAGAGAAAGCTTTCGATACTTCAAAATAAATTTCGTTAGTCATCAAAGGATGCTCTGGGATTGGTGGTAGTTTTGGACTTCCATCTTCATTTTCATCGAAAGGATAAAATAGGTCGAAAAAATCCTTTGAGTCAATGCCATCTATTAATTCATTGTGACTCATCCATATCGTGAGCAACTCAATATGAAACTTGGCAAATTGTAATGCATCCATAATTCAGTTTTTCGACAAATTTATAATAAATATGAAACTAACCAAACAACAACGGCTAAGGATCTGGCTTAAATACGGAGGCAATTGTGCTTATTGCGGTTGCTCTTTGCCTAAAAACTGGCATGCTGATCATAAGGAGCCAATAAGGAGAAGTCAAAGATGGGTAGCAAGTTGTATCGATGATCGGTCTAAAATATATGAGGACTACATGGAACATCCAGAAAGAGATTGTATTGAAAACTTAGTTCCCGCCTGCCCATCTTGTAATACGAATAAGCACCAAATGACTGTTGAGCAATTCAGATCTTCTATCGCTCAATATGTTCAAAGCCTCAATAGGTACAGTGTGCAATACAGAATGGCTAGTAAGTTTGGGTTAGTTGAAGAAACAGGCATAGAAGTTAAATTTTATTTTGAAAGTTATGGATAAGGAAGAAAAAATTGAAGAAATAATATCCAGACATTTATTTTCTTATGGATATGAACGAGAATCTATTATAAAAGCCATGAAGGAATACGCCATAGCCATGTGTGAGGAGCAGAAGAAAGAGTGTGCCGAAAATGCAACAGCTTTCTTAGACGCAAATGATAATCCCATTGTAGCAAAAGGGAGTATTCTAAACACTAAAAACGTAGCGGAATGAAAGTAGTAGAAAGATTAACATCTATAATTCGAGAAATAAAAATGGATGTCCTTGGAGTAAGGGAAGTAGAATATCGGATTACCGATATAGCGAAAATAACAGGCATGAATCCTAAAGAAGTCGATGAATGGATAAACTCTTTAAAAGATTTATTCCCTTGCTACATACAGAAAGGCGTTGATATGTTACTTATACTTGACATTATAATATATTATTGCAAAACTCGTGGGCACCTTCCTAAGGAGGAGGTGTTAGCATCTCTACTTATTTGCGCTAAAAACGGAATTAACCCATTTTTAATATGAAACAGCTAATCGAACACCGCCTAGAAGTTGCGGAGCACAACCTTGAAGAGGTTAAGAGTCAGGAGCATGCACACCCTGAGACGGTACGCGCACTCGAAGTCAGGATTCAGGAACTTAGGGACATATTAAAGGAACTCGAAAGAATGGAGGGAATATGATAGATCCAGGAGAACTGCGTTTGGGGAACATCCTTCACCACAAATCAGGTAAAACAGTAGACGTAACCGTAGGAATTATTGAACAGTTCGTGTGCGATAAAAAATTCTCCAACAAGGTATGGTATCCAATCCACCTAACAGAAGAATGGCTTATAAAGCTTGGTTTACACGAAGTATTAGGCGTTTATGCTGTATATGGCAGAGAACTAAATCTTAAGCTAAGTGACGGCTACTGGGAAGCTTATTTTAAAGGAAAGTACGTGTATGTTATTAAACATGTCCACCAGCTGCAGAATCTGTTTTACGCTCTTACGGGACAGGAATTAGTAACAAAGCCCGCCAATTAATGAAGGGCTTTAGTCATTAGACATCTATAATTTCCGCTGTAGGTAATTTTGTAGGTCCAAGAGAATCAGTATAAAACCTACCGACAACTATAGCGCCATATTGATCGATAAATTCACCAACAATAATTGATTCACTCTCAATATTTGTAATTGTAATTTCTGTCTGGGATTTTCGGTGCTTCACCTTATCGCCGACTTTAAAGTTAATATCCATGTAAGCAATGATAAGGAAAAAAAACTACAAAAACAACTAAACCATTGATAGTCAATTTATTTTAAAAAACATTTGCAAATGAAAACCTTCACCACTCACCTTCAAGCTATCAATCCCGACACGCAGCAGATCGCAACGTTTGAAGGTCCATACATCCTCGCAAACTCATGGGAACAAGCCGAGGATTACATTTACTCTAACGGCATGGGATATCTCGTTATTGACGGGGAGTTGTTAGGCGAACGACTGCAAAATAACCTTATTAAAGTCGCGGGAAACGTCGCTATGAACTAAATAAAAATATTTTCACAAAAAGTTTGCGATTCGCAAACTTATTACTATCTTTGTTATGTCATCAGGGGATGACGTTCTTTGACAGATTAACAAAACAAGTTGAAAAAATGGAAACACTAATTGACAGAGTTTGGGAGTACTCGAAAAACAACCCGTACGGTTTCACACTCAACATCGAGACAATGAAACCAGTGAAATTTGGAATATGTGTCGCTTACTTGGAAACGCAGGATAGCTTTAACAGAGAAGGATTAGAGAAAGTGATAAAGCATGCGTTAGAGCACGAAAAAATAGTAGGTGGATGGCTTAACGATGAAAACGGCTTCTACTACTTCGACTCGATAAAGCTCTTTAGTAAGATGGACGAAGCGATCAGGTTCGCGAAACAAAACAAACAGCTTGCGATCTTTGATCTGACTAATTTAAGGGAAATAAGGATAGAGGGGGAATAATCCCCCTCCCTTTAAAATATAATGTTATGACTACACTGGAATTAACAAAGGAGCAAGCAAGGTCGATATCTAATTACAAGCGAATGGGTATCGAAATAGAAGTTCTGGACGAAAAAACGGTTAAGATAACCCAGTCCAGACTTCTTAATGGATTTATCCTGAACCAAAAGCAATTGGTAGAACGGGCAAAAGAGATTTTTCCGGAACGCAATATTGTTCCGGTCGTCCACTCCATCGATGTTGATCTTATCGATCTCGAATGGATTGAAGGTAGGATGAAGGAATTTGGCATTAAGCGAAACGACCTAATTAAGCAGCTCGCAATCGACAAGTCTACTTTGAGCAGCATGTTTAGCGGAGATCGAGGTTTGACAAAGAGTCAAAGAGCAGCTTTCTTCTTTTACTTTTTGACTTATGAATTGAATAGGGATTTTAGGGAAAATTCAATAATTTAGGGATGTGGAAGACAGCAACATTAAATCAATGATATTCGACGCACAGATAACTACTCCTCCGAAATTGAAATTTAGAGGATCATTGAATGTAACGGAAACTCTAAGAGAATCTCTTAAGCATGCAGGAATTCTCGACGAGATTGGAGACGATCTTGTAACTATGTATTTCCGTAGCAGAAAGTCAATTAATCAGCTATTGAACGAGTCTGAGTTCAATACGAAAATAAATTCTATGCATAAAAACGACGAGGGTGTTATTGATGTGATAGTGTACGACGGAAAGGAGTATAAGTAATGAACTGGATAAAAGTAAAAGACAAACTGCCAGACAGGTCGTTTTTAGACCCAGATGAATCGATACTTAGTTTACCTCTTCTTCTTTGGCACGACAAACGCGGGTATACTTTAGGTGTCTTTAACTTCGATATGGGAACATTTAATGATCAGTTTGGAATCGATAATACAGAAGAGGTCACCCACTGGGTGCCTTTACCTGATAAACCTACCGTGTAACTCCCGAGAGTAAATAAAAGTTATGATATGGGAATGTTTGATTCAATAATCGCTTATTGTCCAAAATGCGGAAGAAAGCACTACTTTCAGAGTAAGGGCGGAGAGTGCAATCTGTTCGAGTATTCCCTTGACAATGCCCCAGATGATGTAATGTCGGACGCTAACAGGCATTCTCCTGTGCGTTGCGATTGCGGATCTTTATTGGAAATCGACATACAGAATAGAACGGTTATAATCCTAAATCAGGATAAAGTGTAGTTTTGTTTTCCAAAAAATATTATACTAAACTTTACTATATTCGCGCCATGACTCCTCAACAACTACGAGAATACTTCGACAGCAATCCTCCCCCATTCGAGATTGACTGGAAGCCGCACGCTAAGATCATAAACAGCAAACGCTTTCTCGACAACGCGTTTCTGTGCATATCTATATTCAAAGGCCCATATGAGAAGTGCCCCGACTATTGGCACCTGCTTGAGCTTTATAATGATATTACTCAAGGTAAAATAAAATAGACTTATCAGCCGATAAATAACACTATCGGTTAAATACCCTATATCTCCCACCAGCTTTTGTACTCCCACATTCGTTTTCCTTCCTCTCGTGTGTCATCTTTAGGAGACAGCTTTTCAAATTCGGCGAATAACATGTCTTTAAACTCCTTATCCCATTTTTCAGTATCTTTGCCATGCCATTCTCCTGGCACGTACATCCCCTTATAAAACACGTGTTCGTCTCCGTTTTTATCGAGGATAAATACTCGCTGCAAGCCCGATTCTGGGTAGTAGTACGGTATCTCTATCTGCCTACCTTTGTACTGAAATCTGATTTTCGGGAGGGCGGGGTTAATCTGCTTCATTGCCAAAATTTTTAGCAAAACTAAATAACAATCTCATATGTTTGCAATAAAAATTAACATTATGGACTTAACGACTTTAAAACAACTAAAGGAAGTTTCCGATAAAACAAACGAGATCGTGAAAGCCGAATTGAAGAGGCTTTTAGGAGATAGAATAGGAAACGTGTACACAGTATTCGAATACCATTCAAAAGACGGCCTCATGAGAGGATATCCGTTAGATGAGGGCGTCAAAGAGCTTAAAAAACATGGTGGCATACGGGAGATTGATAACCCCGATTTCTAGGGAACATCCACTTTGAATTCACCCACATCCTCAGGATCCCAGAACTCCATCAGTTCGGATATTACTAAAACCGTGTCGTCTTCGAAGCGTTTGTATTCATCGTTATTCATCAGGTCGTCCCAATCCCATTTGACAGGGGTAAGGATATTGTCTTTGCCGTACAATACGGTGTAACCTTTATTGCTGAGATCGGCCAATAGTTCGAGCGTAACAGGTACTTCCATATCTATTCAACAATGTGTATATCCCAATTGTTCGGTATAATCACTTTATGGTTTAGGAACGTCTCGAATGGAAGATCTAATGCTTCGATTATTGTCAACACCGAATCACCATATACGTCCACCCAATAGAACTCTTCAAGCGGAACTATCATTGGCACCCACATGGGGTCATCCTCCGATAACTGGCCTGGCGCATAAAGAAAGGTAACCCCTTTATCGTGCATATGCTTCACGATATCTGGTGTAAGGTCTTTAATCATATCCGAAAAACATTATATTAGCGTAAAATGTTTACCAATTATGTGCTATAATACCGCTACACCGAACGATGCAGAACTCCGTAGGTATCTAAAGGAGCTTCTTATCAAAGATTACCACATAGAAAATGAGTTTGAAGAACGGTTTAACGCTGACGGATTCGCAAGACCGTTTCTGCCTACTGTCCTGTCAGAATCGCAAGACAGCGTTAAGTTGTCGCAATGGAAGCTTATCCCACATTGGGTAAAAAATGAGGCAGAGGCTAAGAAATACGCCAATACGCTGAACGCTGAAGGGGAGACTATTTTCGAGAAGGCCAGCTACCGTAACTCTATCTTAAAAAGACGCGGCATACTATGGGTCAAAGGCTTTTATGAACCTCACAAGGTACCGGGAGTAAAGGAAACCGAAAACTATTTCTGTTATAAAGACGGAGGTATGATACCAATCGGAATCGTCTACAACCCATGGACCGATCAGGACACAGGTGAAATCAAGAACACGTTCAGCGTAATAACCACCAAAGCCAACGCTCAGTTTGAGGTTATCCATAACGAGAAAAAACGAATGCCCCTTATCCTGGAGCCGAAAGACTTTGAACAGTGGTTCGACGCCAGGGAACGTGGAGAAGTGGCGGAGCTTATAAAACCGTGGGAAGGTGAATTAAGCGCACACCAGGTAGTTAGGATAACTGCAATGCGAAATGTAGACACCAATTACGCGGATATACAAAAATCGATCGGTAAGGAATGGGTATTCGGAGAAGGCCTTAAAGATACAACGGCTCTCCTTTAAGGCTTGAAAACAACAACAGGCTTTGTAATTTTTTGTGAAAAAGTGAGAAAGATATAAAGTTTCTTATCTTTGAATAAAAAAAGGTGCAATGAAAAAACTATTACCAATTCTCTTCCTAAGCCTGGCTTCTTTTTACGGATGCAGCAAAGATGAATCATCAGACCCAAGTGATGAAGGCGGCCTCAAACAATTTGACTTTGTAGGCAAATGGGAAATATCAGAAGTCAAAATTGACGGGGAATACGTTCCAGCTTCCGAAACTTGCTTTAAAGGTTCGTGGGCAGAATTCAAGAATGACAAGAGCTACTCTAGCGTTAATAACTGCGACAATCAAACCTATAACGGCACATATGTTTCCACTGATGGAACTATATTATGTAAGGTTGGAGGTGCAAGTGTCGTATATAAAATAATATCTCAAGAAGGTAGAAATAAAATTGAATTCAACATAAACGATGTTGTAAACAACTTAGATATGAGAGCCGTGAGAAAATAATCACGGCTTTTTCTTCGGTACCTTTAGCAGGAAGAATAAAAAAACAAAGAAAGCAATGACGGCCACTATAGCCAACACCACCCCCATCTTCACAGGTTTCTTATCAACCGTTTTGTTTTTGGTCTCAACAGCTGTTTGTTTCTTTTCCTGATGGGATTCATTACTACCTGATTGCTCTTGAATATCGTTGGTTCTTAACTCTTCCTTTTTTGTCTCCGTAGCCTTTGTCCCGCCTTGTATGGATGCCATTGCTTTTAATAAGTTAGTTGCAGAGTCCAGATAAACCTTAACCTTCACCCCCGCACTATCTATTACATCGACACCGTCCTGCAATCGACGTCTATCGGTTCTGAGTTCACCTGTCACTTTTCGAGTCGGTAACTCCTCGATGACTCGAGTTGTAGTAATCGCACTGATTACGCTTTTGTCAATCGTGCTACCCGAGGACGATTTGCTACTGTTTATATCCGTTTTAGTGACCTCGGATTGCACGGATTTGTGTTTGAATGTCGATTTAAACAATCCGCATGACGACATAAACAAGCAGACAACAAACAAAGTTATAATGTTTCTCATGGCATTTTATTTAGCGTGGTGTACTCAACAAGGAGTCAAGCTCCTCAACCTTATTTTTAAGATTAATTACCTTAACAGCCATTTCTTCTAATGGCTTTGATTCTGATGTAGGGCTTATAGCCGCTTTTCCGATTGGGTTCGTCAGCAAGACGATCCCGATGATAGTTGCTAATGCTGCTTTCATTTCTGTCTAACATTAATTTTTTCCTGTAATTGAGTTGTTGCCGTATCAAGCCTTGAGGTTACAGTGTCTAGTCTCTCCATTCGAGGAGTCACTTCTTTCGTCATCTTTTCGTTAACCTTAGAATCTAGTCTCTCGATCATTTTCTCATACAACTCTTTTTGGATTGCTTCCTTGTCTTTGGACTGACTCACGGTGTAACGCCATAGAGTTACGATTGCTGCGAACTGTATTGCAATTATGGCAGTAACCAACCCTGTTCTGAGCTTTCCGGTAAATCCGAACGTATTTAATTCTTTATTTTGTCGATCTTCTGCCATATGTATAGGTTGTTATATTATTCAATCATGTTATCATACTTGGCGATGATCTGGGCTATCTTGATGGCCAATTCTTCCCTTTTTAAATCGTATTTAGCCATGTCGCTTTCGTTGGTAATAAAACATATCTCCAGCAACGCAACACAACCATCCTTTCTCATAATGCCTAATCTTCTTCTATGTGATTGACTTTCGGTCCATACACCTCGGTTTTTTATTCCAAGGGTTTGAGCAGTGGTCGTCACTAGTTCGTGGGCAAAATCGAGCGACATTTTATTTGCGTTGTCTGAAACCAAAGCAGTCGTTCCAGTGGCAGTTGCAGACGCTGCATCGAAATGAAATTCCAGTACAACTGAAGCATTACCGGGTTTTATCCTTGCAAGATACTGCCCCAGAGTTTCGCTGTCATGATCGTTAATAACGGTTATCCCATGTTTATGCAATTCACAGATAACGAGTGCTCGGAAAGCGATAGTTTCTTTGTTCTCCTGTCTGGAGTCGATTCCGATTGCTCCAGGATCTTTTAAGTGGTGTCCTGCACTTATAAAACTTGTCATTAGTATGTCTCCTTTCCTTTATTGATGATTTTTATTTGGGCTTTCTCCTTCTTTTCATACGCGACTTTGGCCGATCCGTATACGTTCACGACTATCTTAGCATTTCCGCTGGCATGTATTCGGACATTAACCGTATCGAAGCAGTCTACTCTCACAAAGGAGTGATCGTTGGCGTACAACTGGACAGTAGAATCGTGTTTAACAAACACGTCCATTACCGAATATTCGTTGGCAACCACGTGAACTTTACATTTGCCTAGAAGGACCAACATTCGATTATTGACAGGGGCTATGTCCTCATCGATATAAATGCCTTTCAATGCAAGTAGATCGCCGCCTTGTGTCTTTAAATAATCTTTTGAAGGAAAATCATGTTCCATGCAAAAGTCTAGTCCTTCGATGTAATAGTTCAACAAAGCCTCTTTATCGTTGCTCTGCAGGATTTTCTTCATACCTGGGGAACAAATCCCTTTTTTCTGAGCTTCTTTTGCCAGTTCTTTTATATTCATTGTTATTCCGAATTATTTAAAATCCTATTCCAATAGAAACCATCCCAGACCCACAGATCACCCCAAGACATAAAAGTGCTGGTTACGACTTGATTTTTTACCCGCATTTCATTCCCGTTTCCAAGAATTGTAAAATTCACATCTGCCTGATGCGTTAAAAAATGAGCTTGTCCAACTATCGGGGAGGGCGGTAATGATATGGTTCCAGGGCTAGTTGAAACTATGTTAACGCAGGTGTCATCGTTCTGAATCTCGTAGCCGGTATTTTGCCTCACCGTTTTCATACCAAATCCGCGCATAACACCGTTCAACCGTATATCTCCCTGAATTAACGCCGCAATGTTAATGGAAGCGTTCATGGCCGAAGCTAAAAGGGCATAATTCGTTCCTCCCAGATCATTACTTTCGTGATTTTCAAACCTAGCTACGGCCTTAACTCCTGAAGTTACCGGAAGCACGTTAACACCTACTCCCGAAAACTGTCCGTTTTGAGACGAAATGATTACTCCCCCATTTCCTTGCGTATTTGAAAGATAGCCGCCGCTAATTATCATATCACCAATCTGACCTTTCGTAGATACAAATGAGCCGTCGTGATGCACTCTCCATGGTGCGGAATAACGGTTCGCAAAAGGCACTCCGTACCACTCACGTACAGGTGACACAGAACCGTCATCCACAATACCTGTTATTCCGCCGTTGTTGTTTCCAAGAGCATCTCCTACCAACATAGTGCCCGTGGCAATCACATTTCCATCTATCGTAGTTTGAAGGAAGTTCGTTTTACTCGCAACATTATCCGCTGTCTGTTGCGCATTTTCGGCTTGTTGCTTAGCCTCGTTGATTGAGGAATCGATGTCTTCGGGTGCCTCAGACCAATCGGTTTCTCTATTACCAAGTTCCAGTTTGACGTTACTGAAAGTTATGGGTCCCGTAATTCCATAGGTAGCCACGTGAATGTAAACGGTATCGCCAAGTCCGACGGAAGAAGGAAGTGCCTGTGTAAATGTTCTTTTGTAGTGTCCGGATTTATTCGCATCTGATATAGGTATGTCAGGTGTAAGCCGGTGCAAGTAAGAGCCAACTGTAGTCCGCTGCACTTGCAATGCTATTCTAGCATCTGATGGGAATGGGGCGGTATTAGCTATAGCGTAGTCAAAGTGAAACGTAATTTCCTTGTTGTAGAATTCCGCCTTGAGAGGATACAAATACCTCACTTCATTGTTACCTCCCGTAAACGTTAGCGTTCTCGGTGAAGCAGTTCCCAGCACATAGTTACGACCACCAACAGATATTTTGTCAACGTCATCCTTCGTTGCTGCATTCCCACCGGGAAGTACATTTATTCTTGCCGATATATCGAGCTGCCCGGGGTTGTCGGCGGTGTTAAATTTGAGAAAATCACCTAACCTGAGGCTACCGTCGTTCAATCCCAGCACGGTAAGACCGTCCAGAGATCTGATAGTACCTGTGGTAATCGTATCACCGACAATATAGGTCATGCCCTTTGTAAAGTCGAATCCCCTGAAGCCATCCTTAACGGGATATAAAACCCCAACGTTGAAATGATAATATCCAGCTTCCTGTTCTGCTGACATGGGAGTCTCCGAAATATACCAACTCCCGGTAAGGGCATTTTTGCTGCACTTAGCGCTCAAATAATAAGCTTTCGCAGCCGTAAGGTTTGAAAATTCGGATTGACCCATTTGCCACACATATCCTAACCCTTCAATCTGTATCTCATAATGTATAAGGGTGCCAGCGCTAATGGCTATTGAGTTGGGATTTGCCCCCGCATTTGGTTGGATTGACACTCCGTTTAAACCAAAGTTCTGAGATTTAGCACCTACTGATAGGTACAGCGTTTCAATCGAATTAGGCCTTAGGTTACTTGTGTCGAAGTAATCGTCTGGATCAAAGATCAAATCTCTAAGTTGCCGTAAATTCATGGCATTTCGCCGTGCTCTTTCGGCATTTCTTCGGTCCACGACCTTGATTTCCCTCTGATTTTCAATCGTGTCTTTAATCACCCTTTCTTGTACGGTATAAGGGATAAAGTTTGCTACTGTCGCTTGGAATGCTGTCCCAGGTTCCAGAATCTCAGGAAATTGGATAGGATAAGTAACCGAATTGATCCTAACTTCTTCATTTACCTTTAGTTGTTCATCTTCTAGATTTACTTTATCACCGGGATTGACCATCCATCCTTTTCGCTTCATATCCAGAACATCGATGGCAAATCCGTATAGTACTTGAGGTACACTGTTTTGATTACGGTATTCCGCTGTCTCTTCTCTCAGTTGGATAATCGCTGCATCTTCATAGGATTGAGGCATTATGATATCCCAAAGAACATACTTATCACCCACTTTAGCCATGAAATTCTGATTGGGCATTACATAGTCCTGATCACTTACATCGGCCTTGAATGTTATGGTCTTTGTAGAGTGGTTGTATTTCGTAATCACAAAGTCGAATCCTGCCAGTTCGCCTGTATTGAAAGCGATCTTTGCTTCAACACCCTCCATCAACTGAGAGTTGATATCGAAGTCAAGTGACGTATCGGTAACGGTAAACGAACGCTGATCGGCATTTTCATAAGGACCGACCGACGTTAATGTACCTTCTCGTTTAGGATATATCTCTTCGTTCAAATAAACGCCTTCTTTTACTCCGTATTTATCAACGTTCGCTTCAAGGAATTTTTCAGGTAAGGATAGCCTGTTACCCCCGTAAGAAGGCGGAAGATTGCGCGTGCCGCCTTTACCATAGACACGTGTTACTACATTCTTGTCTTCGACATATTGTCTGCTTAGATTGTATAGCCCTTTACCTTTCCCGTAACCTAAACGTATGGTAGTCGTGTTTCCTGCGGATTTTACCATGTTAATGGTCTTGCCCGACAGGTACCATTCCATTTTAAACAGTTCGGCGATGTTGGTTAACGCCACTCGGCAGCTTACGTTATCCCAAGAGGAGTGCTTAGGTTCTGTTTCTTCAATTATTCCCAGCGTCCATCCTAAATGTATTTCGCTTATGTTGTCGACAAGAAGCTGCAGATGCTCTCTCAAGGTTCCATAAAACGGAAAATCCGTGTTATCCTCAAACATGAACAGCTTATCGTATAGCTGGTACCTTATGCCCTCGAAAACTATGTTATATTCGTAATTGAAATTACTGTGCTTTGTAGGTTCATCAACTGTATTGATGGTAAATATCTCACCTTTATAATTTATAGTGTCACCGATTTGGATGTTTAACGGCCTAGCAACACGAAGTCCGGTAACGTCAATACGATGCGCTCCCATGAGTTCATGAGTCAACGTTGCATTCCTGCTTACAGGCAGCTGTTCGACCTCGATGTTATTTCTATAAACTTTAATTATCACTCTTCAAATCCTCCCACGCACAACATTGTCAGTTCTACATCTATTTTGTTTATTTCCGAAACAATCTGTTCACGCCTGGTCATTGACTCTGACATAAGACTCTCCATTTCAGACAAGTCTTTCTCAGATGATGTATTGTCAAAATCAAATGATTTTAACTGTTCGATCCGTAGTTCCTCTGCCAGACGCGATCTCTCAACATCCAGTCGTTCATACCTTTCTCTTTTCGTCTCCATAATTTCTAGTTAAAAGGGTCTATAGAAAATTAAGTGCTCGCGGATTCGCTTTGCTAGGTAGTCGCCATATACGTCACTTCCTCTAGTCTGACCGCTATCTGAAAAGACGTGTATTCTGTCACTTAGGAAATTCCTATCGGTTCCGTAATCCTTGAGCATGGGCATACCGCATTCGTGCCAGGCATCGATTACACCGAGACTTAATCTCCCTGCCATCCATTTAAGATCATCTACGCATCTCTTAGCATTCAGTTGGTTGTGTAGTGTCGACTGTAAAGGCGTTACTACTACCACTTTGCAAAGAGGTCTGGTTTCCATCAATCGCTCTACTATATATCGTAAGGCACCTGCCACCATTCCTCTGTTAACATTTTGAAGTGGAATAAGCGTATTGTAATTGGGCGCATTCGTCATGAATGTCCGCTCCATATACTCATTGTAATCTGATGCGCCACTTGCCGTTACCATGGCCGGAGTAACATGTCGTCCAAGGTCAAAATCATTCGTTAACGCTACAACGAATACCACGTCGGGATAATTTGCAGAGGCAATAAGGTTCTCTACCTGTCGCATCAAGGTATTGCCCCCTGTTCGGTATTCGGGTCCGAAAAGATTTTCGGTACTGGTAAGAGTTGCTCCGCCTGTTGCTAGAGATATGTCCACGAAGGGCTTATGGACGGCATTGAACCTTCTCTTCCAGGATCCTGTCCCGTTGTTGTTCGCGCTGTTCGAATCTCCCAAAACAGCGCCCGTTTTATAACTTAATCGATTATCTATTCCCTTCTCGCTATATATTATATCCCGCGTGTAATCGCTATTGTATTCTGGGTTAAAGGTTAGATGCATTCCGGGATAGTAGGAGTTCTGAATGGCATAATTTTCCCGGTGCGTAAAAATCAACGCTTTCAATTGGTCTTCGGTGTTATCCGCCCTAAAATCTATCACAACCCTGAAATAAACCGCTCCGGCAGGAATAGGACTGTTGAAGTAAAACCCGAAGATTGCATCGTTCAGACGATCTGCTATTGCCAGTGATTGTCGTTCAATTTGAAGGCCCGCCGAATCATAATAAACCACAACCAACGGATTAATTGCCTGAAATATGTTGCCGCATAGCAGAGAGCCGGATGTTTTCTTAAGTTTCATCATGGGCGATGTACGAAGGCCTGCCGCATTATAAGTAACAAGACCGTTCGATATGGTCGAATTGGGAATCAGTCTGGTATAATCCAAGTAGTTATCTATTAGGGATGACCTATTTCGGTTAGTAACCTTTACCGTTTCAGCCATGACGGGGTTAATGGCGTTTTTTATTTTCACCACATTGCCCGTCATGTTACCTGTCAACCCCGATACAATTAGAAATTTTGCTCCCTTAGGTGCCGGTGTATCCACACCGGGAGAATACGTCAGTAGACCTAAAGGTTGCATCCACTCATCAAAGACTACCGTGGCAGAGTTGGATGATTGTACATTGCTTATATTTATAATACTGGTATCCTCAAGAGGGATCGGCTGTGTCTTCCTGTACGAGGTATTGGTGTCGGAAGTGCTGATGTTCGTATACCTACCGTTTGACAGGGTTAATACAACTGTTTTTTCGTTTAGAAATACCTGCTCGAGCGAATTGACGGCTCCCGTCTTATCAGCTTTCTCGGTAACAGTATTCTGGACAACCGTCAATTCGCTTTTTGTTGCTAAATTTGCAGTATCCACAACTACAAAATCGCCACTTAGCGATGAACCATTCCAGTATAACGACCACGATTTCGCTGTGATATCGTCCACTACAACTTGGCCTGTGCCCGTTGTACCGTAAGTGCCGATAGCATTCGGTTTATAGATACCCTTTTCTTTTCCCTGAAAAGAGAACGAGGGAGCTACCCTAGCAATAAATCCACCTCCTGCGGCCTCTAAGGTAGTCGCGTTATCATTTACCACATTAACAATCTCATTCAGTTCAATTGCCTTGAACTTGTCGCCAAGATTTTTAACAGGTATGCCAGTAATCTTCTTTGCCATTTTAGCCTAATATTATGTCGTCAAAAATCATATCATCGAATACACTTGCAGGAAGCAGCGGTATTATTCGCGGAAAATCATCTGTAAAGGTTACATTGAACCTCATGCCCGCCATGCCGCTCCTGAAAAAGTTTCCGATTGTTGTTACAGCTCCCCCACCGGTAAACCGAAGCTTGAATCTTACGTCTACTGTTGGGAATTCGAAATCCATGTAAACGCTTTTGTATAGTTCTTCCCGGAAAAGGTTATACTTGTTATGGGCATCATCACCGCCTTCAGCAACGATCAGCATTGGCGGATTCAGTGTTCTAGGCTGTAGCCTAATCGGGGAAACATCATCCACATCCAACCCGTCTTCGTCAGGCCAGTCATTTACAACCCGCTCTTTAGGCACAGGAAGGGAAAACAGTTCATCGAACGTACCGCGCTCAAAAGCAATCCCGAAAGTTTCGAAAGCATCTTTATCGTTTATCCTACAAAATCCTGTCATGCTACCCCCATATCTCGTAAGCCTTTACTAGACTTAGTGTTAGTATTGTTAGCAATCGTAATTAAATACCCAACTGCTGTATCGAGTCTATCCACAGTAGCGGCGGTGTTCCTTTCGATGTTTAATGCTGTAGTCAGGCTCTTAGTTGCCATATTCAAGCAGTTTTCCTGAATTTTAGATTGCAACTGAGCTTCACTGTACAGGTTTTTAGTGATGGAGTAAATATTTAATTGCACTCCCATCCACTTGTTGGCAGTATCTTCCGTTATCGATCTACTGATCTGCCCCGTAATACCTTTATCACTTTCCTGCGAGTTTTTAGACAGTCCGAGTCCTTTATAAGCTTCATCCAATGCTTCATTGAAATCCTTACCGGCGTCTTCCAATTGCTTTCTCCAAGAAGTAAAATCGTAGCCTACAAGAGAATTGTCATTGCCTAACATATATTTGGTAAGATCATCCGTCATCTTCTTCATGAGAGGCTCGATGAGCTTTAGCTTTAAACTATTTGCTAATGCATTCTTAATAAACTGATCAAAGGTGTCGTTCAACGCTTCTATTCCGTTTTCCCCGGCTTCAAACGCTGTCAATAATGCATTGGCAAGATTGTCTGATAGCTGCTTGAAATTAGTTTGCAACAGTTGCTCGCTTACCGTTTTTTGCAGGTCCTGAATAGCGTTGTTAGCTGCGATTATCTGATCGTTGTATGCGTCGATAGCGTCCTTATCAGCCTTTTTCTTCTTGCTTTCGGCATCTCTCGCGGCTGTCAGGTTCTTAACCTGTTCCTGTAAATTTTTCACAGCGGCCGCACTATCGTCATAGTAAGATGATCCGACGCTGTTTTCGATTGACCGTTGAAGCTGATTATATTGCTGCTCAAGGGAACGTAAGGCCTTTTGATACCCTTCGATCTGTTTTTGCAAGTTCTTATCCCGCCTATTGAACAGGTCCAAGACACTGGTTAATGTCTTTACGGCACCTGTTATGATTGAAACAGGGTTTTTACTAGCGATACCTTGTGCGAGTTCGCTTAATCCACCGGCAACCTCTCCTATCTTGCCCAGAGTTTCCTGCAATTCTTCATTCCCTATGCCCAACTTATCAAAGCTATCAGCAACGGTTCCCACAATATTTGCAACACCGGCAAATGCTTCGGAGGATATACCGGCCAACTTGGTCAATTCTGCCTGAGCTTCTTTGCTGTCCTTACCGTATTTCAATACAGCATTTCGATAGTCCTTTATTTTGTCTACGGTACCAGCAAATGGGTCTCTGTAATTTATATCGTCAAGAGCAGCATTTATTTGTTTGGATAGTTCCTGATATTCCTTAACTGTAAGATTTCCGGTACGCCGTTCGTAATCAAGTCTCCGTTCTGCATTTTTCAACCATTCCTGAGCTGCCTTTCTACTTAAAGTGGACATCACGTTAAAGGTTTCATCCCATTGATGTTCCTGCTTTATAGCTGATGCGGTTATTTCGCTTATTTCTTCCTTGGCGTTTCGCCTCAAAGCATTTAACTGGTCCTCAGAAGCCTTTCCCTTTAGTCTGGTGATGTCATCTTCAAGACGCTGTTGAACAGATCTGATCCTGTCTGCATATGTCTGAGCTTCCTGCAAGGAACGACGATATAGCTCAGCATCCCGTTTCTGCATCTCTTTTTGAGCCGAAGGGATAGCTGTTCTATTCAGATAATCACGTGTTTTATTAGCTTTCACGCTGGTATCAGAATTCGCCGGCATTAAAGAACGTAAGTAGTCAAGATAACTCTCAAACCCTTGAATGTCTTCTCTAAAGGCTTCGTTTGCTTTCTCTTTACCCACCTGCTTTTTATATTCTTCGTACTGTTCGAACAGAACTTTCTTTTGCTCGATCGTCTGCTTCTCTATTTCGAGTTGTTGCTTAGCCACAAGTTCGTCTATTTCCAATTGTTGAGAAACCGACAAACCGCTTGTGTCTACCTTTAAACCTTTGTTTCGGGAATCTTTATAGAAACCATCCACCACCCTTTGTATTTCAGCATATTTATCCTTTACGGCCTGTATTTCCTCCTCATCATGGCTCAGTTGTTGACGTTGAGCCTTTTTATTGATCTCATCTATTTTAGCCTGTAAATCTCGTTGCCTTTTCAAAGCTTCGGCCGCACGACGAGCTGCAGCTTCCCTTGCTCTCTTGGCTTTAGCATCTTCTTCCTCAGACAGTGGATTTACAGGTGTAACTGCACCGTTCTGAGGCACTCGGAACATACCCACCTGACTCATTTTGGCACCCAGCTGACTAACAAGATCACTATACTGTTGAAGGTTCCTACGCCCCTTCTCTGTCAGCACTCCGTCTTTAACGGAATTGGCATAAATGTCATACTGTTTCTTAACCTCAGAATAAGCAGAAGATAAGCTCTGATACACTTCCTCTATCTGCTTGCCGTTAGCCTTTTGAATGTCCAATGCATTGCCCATGGACAAGGCGGTTTCCGCTTCATTAGCTGCAATTGTTATCTCGCGGATAAGATCAGCCGTTTTATTGCTGGTCAATCTTGCTTCGAATTCATCCCAGCCGGTAGACGTCACGATTTTCGTAAACATTTCCAGAACTGTGGCGGCACCATCGGCAATACGAACGAACGCCCTACCAATAATCCCTTCTCCATTTTCAATGGAAAGAACCAGGTTATCCCATGCAATTCCTATACGTGCCCACTGCTTTTCAAGCTTTTGGGATGCCGTTTCAAATTCTCTGTCCATGGAACCGGCTGCATCGGCGGCCTTTTCCAGAGCATCGGTTAAAACGTCGTAGCCATTCGTTGCCAGAGAATTGACAACCCGTTGGTCTCTGATCTGATTAATACCCAGCCGTTCCAGTACTTCATTAACACTTCCCCCAGCCCGATTTATATTGTTTAGGCCTTTTATAAAATCATTAAAAACACCCGAGGCATTTTCTCTGAATTGCTTTTTAATTTCCTCAGCACTCTTTCCTGTAACCTGCAACAATACATTGAGACCCCTGCCTGTTCTTATGGTTTTCTCAAAATTGCCCAGTACCCTACCGAATGCAGAACCCACAAGTTCCGCTTCCACGCCTACGGCTTTGGTTGCAGTAGCGTATGCCAGGGCTTCACGCCTTCCTATTTTATACAACCCTGTATTCTGGGCAATCTGGGTAGCGTTTGATAATATCTCCTTCTCCGTAGCGGCAAAATTGTTACCTAAGTTTACTATCTCATCGCCAAAATCAGCTACATTTTGAACACCTCCATCTACCAGTGTCAGCAATCGGGCAATTTCTGACCCGCCTTCTTCTCCCTGAATATTGGATGCGGTTTCCAGCTTCGCCAAAGCCTCAGAAAAGCGCAATATGTTCTGCGTTCCTTTAACCCCTAGTTGCCCCGCAACAGTAGCATACTCAAGCAACTTATCAACGGATACGACTTGAAGCTTTCGGCTCATTTCTATAAGCGAATCTCCCAGCTTTGTTAACTGGTCAGATGCAAGACCTGTTGTTTTACCCACATTAAGCAAACCCGAATTAAACTGAACTACTGTTCGGGCGTTACCCTTGATCAAAGCAAAGAATGAAGCCAATGCAGTTATGGTTAAACCGATCGGAGAAAGAAGGAATGTTAAAATATTCCTACCGACAGTAGCTAATGTTGCGCCTAACTGAGTAAAACCGTTGCTCTGTCCTGATATCTCCATCAGGTTGACTCCCATTAAAGCCAACTGACTGTTTATCCGCGCAAAAGTTGGAGATAATGCATCAAGGGCACTAGCATAGTTACCTACATTACGTTGGTGGAGACCAAGCGTAGCGTCGATTTTCTTGATGGCTCTATCAAGGAATTGCGTTTGAGCAACCATCCCCTTTGATCGCTGCTCAAGCATTTTATAAGCCGCAGAGTTCTTAAGACCCTGACGTTCCAGATTGAACATCTCGGCCAGCACATCTTTGCTTCTTCTTCGAATAGCATTCAAGGCCTGATTAAGCTGATAATACTCCCCGCTTTGCTGCTGTAACTTTCTCCTGTTACGTTCCGTCTGCGCCTCCTGTTGTCTCTGTAGCCGTAACTGTTCGTTAAGTAGCTTTACATGCTCCCTAGCTTGTCGATCGGCCTCTTTTTGGGCGGCAACAGCATTCTTATGAGCATCTTCAATCTTCCTCTGTGCCAATGCATATTCCTGGGCGGTAATGGCACCCTTCTTTAGCTCGGAATTAAGTTGCTGTTCGGCTACCTTAAGCTCATTTATAGCCTCTTTGTACCTTTGTGATTGGAGATGGCTTTTGGCGACTTCAGTTGACAATCTTGCCTGTTCTTCCTTTTGCAACATTATCTGCCTACGGAGATTGGCAAGATCCTCTATTTCCTTTAGTCTGGCCTGACGCTGCTGCTTTTCGATATTAGCAGATTGAAGACGTGTTTTATTTAGATCGTCTACTCCGGATGTAGCCCTTTTCGCTGCTTTAGCCAGTTCGTTTAAGCCTGATTCGACTTTTGAATTCTTCGTGATGTTCTCAAACATCTTGGCGAATTCCCTAGAACCTTCGGCCGATATTTTATGAAAACGCTCGAGCCTTCTATATGCTTCTGCATCATCTAACTGTACTTTATACTTGATATCGGCCATGCAACAAAAGTCGATATAAGGCATCTTTCGCTGCGAATCCATCATTTTGTAATACAGCCTATTACAAAATATTTTATTATTTATTTTGATAAGTTAAGATAAGTTACTATTATTGCATCACGATAGTTCATTGACATGTGAAAGAGGGTTGGATCACAGTTAGTTTGGAATCATAATGATCTCTTCTAATTAGTGCCCAACCAGATATAATGGGGATATAGCTCAACGGTAGAGCGTTTGCAAAACTGTCCGTGATCAGCGACGCTGTTAGACAGATAATTCGACAGAAGGCACGAGGTTCAATTCCTCAACTCTCCACGAGGTCGGCGGTTACTCTTTAGGTAATGACCTTTCAATAAAGCGTAAAGAGCGTGTAAATGAATTGATATTGTAAAACACGTTAAAGGTTGGTCAGCATTCCCTTCGTTATGTGTGTGCAAACTTTCCTTTGGGTCAAAAGTGAAAGCAGGCGGGGAGATCGTCTAGAGGTGAGGACGCAGGCATAGTAAGGTCATAAATGACAACTAAAGGTCTGAAACGTTGGTTCGAATCCAACTCGCTCCACGAGTTTGTTTAGGTAGTTATAATACGTTTGTTGATTAGGGCTGTTGTGAAACACCCCTAATTTTTAAGGCACTGCTGGACAAATTGGTTAAGTCGTCGCCCTTTCAAGGCGGAGATTACGGGTTCAAATCCCGTGCAGTGTACAACCATTTGAGAGAGGGGTATTTGATTTATTGTAAGTATGATCTTGAGGGAGGGCATAAAACATGAGGCTAAGGCCGTCCAGAATACGCTGGTTACTCCAACACTGTTTGAGGAGTTATAAAAAGGCAGGGACAGTCGAATCAAGATAGGAAAGCAATAGATTAGTAGCAGAATACCCCATTACAAGAAATACCGAGGGAGATGCTGGAAGCTTAGGTATAAGTTTAGGAAGCCCAGGTTGTGAATTTAGGAGTTGTCACAACGTAAAGTCCGGCATGGCAATGGAAAGACATCGAAGGGGTGAAAGGCCCCTAATGTAAAGAAGAAATTCCGCGTGTAAAATAGCAGACCCTACTTTGTAGCTGTGAAGGTTGAAACGCCTACATTGACGGAATATTGACGTGCCCCATCTATAGGTTTATTTCATAATTTAGGTTTAATTGGTTGACAGAAGCCCAGCATCGCCCGATGTCTGGGCTTTTTTTATAGAAATAAATTTCCGAGATTTACAACATGAAAACCTAACTTATTCTATGAGCCGTAGAAGTTTACAATGGATAATAGTCGGTATTGTTATTTTGATCATAATCAACATTATTTTCATTTTAATCGTATTGTCCCCCTCAATAGTTGGTATTTTCGATTTTACTTCCAAAAACACCTCAAATATTGCAACGACTATTAGCGGTTTGACAAGTCCAATTCTAACCGTTGGAAGCGCTTATTTGCTCTACTTAGCACTTACTAAGCAAATAGAATCAAATAATGAACAGCGCAGAAAGAATGACTTTGACATGGTAACCCTATTATATAACCAACTTAACAAGGAATATAATAGTATAGAATTCAGGGTAGTGCAAGTTACTGATGCTTTCACCCGAAAGGAGACATCTAAGGTCGTAATTGAAGTTGGAGATAGAGCTTTGAAAGCAATCTACAATACGTACAAGCGGACACCTAAACAGTTCAAGGACATATCTCACATGGCAGAACTAAGTTCTATAATCGCAACGTTCGTGTTACTTGAAACAGCAATTAAAAATCTTAGAGCTCCCGATACTAGGACACTCTTCGAGGAAAAGATCAGATACTTCTATATTTATAAATTGAAAGTGCCATTGCAGTTAATAAGTGAATGTGTCCGAACACTAGATGAGTCTGAAAGGCCTGAGACTGTGTTTCATTTCTTCAAAAGAAAGCAGAGGGAATACTTCCCAGACTACAGTATTGATCAATTAAGTCAAGATGTTAATACGGGAAGTTCATAATACGTTTCAAATGATTGATAGAGTCAGTCGATATTAAACTTGAAGGTTCAATCCTAATTAGCCACCATCCCATTGCTTGCAACAAGTTACTCTTCTCCATATCTCGCTTAATTCCAGTACCAGAACTATGGCCGCTATTCCCCTTCATCCATATTCCTCCATCAACCTCTATTGCTATTTTGTGAGTCGGTATCGCGTAGTCGATTCGGTACTGGCGTTCTACCGAGAAGTAGAACTCAGGCCAGACATCCAATCCTAGCTCCTGTTTGACCAGTTGAACAAAAGGATCTGCATGCTTCTCTTTGTTTCGGATGTTCCTGGTATCATCAGTCCTTCCCGTTCGTATTATTTTAGACTTCTTCTTTTTGGGAGGATTATAAGACAGTGCTTCTTTAGAGTCGGGACGATAGTAAACTCCTTCAATTTCAACCCATCCACGGGACTTTATGTCCTTTACCAGTGCGTTTCCCCATTTACTCATAAAAACGGCTTATACTCGCAGCTATTTTCGTTTTTCCAATAATAATCTTCGCCGGCGTTCAATAGCATTCTGCGTTCGACCTCATTAAAGGTCCTGATCACTTCCCTAGCTTGATCCATGGAGTGGAACAACTTATCACTTCCAACAACATCTATAAACCTGTACGGTGTAAGCCCCGAATTATGGATTCTCCGAGATAAGTCGACGTGCTCGTATTTGCCCAAACCAAATGTAGTATCAAATCCACCCACCACGTCCAAGCATTTACGAGTGAAATACATCATGCATCCACATCCTTTTTGATGAATCATAAATGATCCTTGTTGCACTGGACTGCCCCAACCTTCGGTACCGTCCCAACCTTCTGTAAAAGTGAAGCACAAATGATTCATACCTGAATCTATGTAAGGTTTATGCCAATTATCCGCTTTGGGAAAGCAGTCATCATCGAACAGGAACAAGTGATCGGCGCCCCAATGGTAAGCTAATTCGAAACATTTGTTCTTAGCTCGTGGAATCCCTACCCGTTCCGGGAACTTAAAGCCTATTGTGCCATGAGGGAACATTATGCCCTCAAGATAGTAATCATCGTAGCTGGCATCATCGACGATAAACAGCCTACATTCAGTGTCTTTATCTTCGATATGCACTGGCCAATATTTAAGCATGGCCATGATACATTTTCGAAATGCGTCGGGTCGGTTTCGCGTTGTTATGCAGATTGCGATCTTCATTCTAAATCTGTTTTAAGCTGTAAATAATCTTATTGAACTCCCCTACAAACTTCCATCTGGGCGAAAGACCATAAAAGTCGGTCCTAGAATACGGGAAATGAACCAAGGGGTAATCATACCAATTGCCCTCTTCATTATATTCGGTGCACATGTATTGCTTTCTGAACTTAAAAGAATCGAAGTATTCAACTAGAATCGTTTGATCGCTGACATGGTCTTTCCCTTTAGGTTCGTATGACATGAACAGCTCTAACAGGCGTGACCATCCTTGCTTTGTTCCGTAAGCAAAGCAGGGGACCATATTTTTGGAGTAAAAAGTAAGGTCTCCTTCCTTATGTCCATTAAAACCGTAACTCATTACGTCATAATCTGACATAAAACCCTCTCCGATATGCTCCATTGCTACCCATCGGAGTAGACATGCCAATTCGTACTCCTTATTGTTTTTAGTCGGAAGCTTACTGAAACACTTCAAATAGGATTCGTACTTTGGATTCTCTTTCGCCTGACTCAAACCGATAACAACCGGTTCCCATCCGTTGCGCCGCCAATTTTCCTTCCAAACCTCAATAAGCTGCTTTTGATCGCTGTTTCCATGCAGCGAGTCGAATATTTCGTGGTAATAGGTATATACCTTCATGCTATTGTTCTTAAATTCTGATCAATGAATTTCTTTGTTGCGGTACACATCTCAGGAATGGACGCATATGAGCCAATATGATCGATAAAGGCCGCACACCTTCGGAAGTATTCACCCATCTCGTTCCACTTGGAGTAGTCGTATCTCGTTTCATGCCATTTATGGGTAAATACCGGTGCTTCCCTGATTACATCAATATCATATCCTGACTTTAGCATCATCATAGGCACGTAGAAATCCCACCAAGGAAGTCCTAAAGCGTACCCCGTGTCCGTTATTCTATCTATATGATTCTTAGTGAATGCAAATACATCGTAACCGTGTGGGAAAGGATTTGATCCGTTGTCGTGTCGTACCCCCATGACGAACCTATCAGACAAAAGTGATTTTGAGAAACAATTTATGTCTTCAATGGCTATATCCGAATTAATGAGAACAAAACGATCGAAATCAAGATACTTGGCCCACCTGGTAATTGCTGCAACGCGTGGATATTTTTCTTTTGCAATATCCTCGACATCAAGCTCTACGAAGGTTACACCTTCTATGTGTGCCAAATCTCTTATCTCTTTGGCCGTATTGAAGCTTATTACAATCCCTTTAGTCCATGTTTTAATTGCTTCAATTTGCTCCTTTAGCCTGTCATAAGGATTTATTGAAGTGGCATAATATAGCCTGCAGCCATCAAGATCGGACGGGTAAACATTTTTATATGGCGTTGGGGTCTGATCATACGAATAATAATTCCTGACGTTGCTATCATGAAAATGTTGTGTCTTAATACTGAAACAAGGGTTTAGTACACGGTAACCAGATACCGACAATCTATGTGCGATAGAATTGTCGCTACCCGGTAGACCCAAATAGAAGTTGCAATTAGCGACGTGTTTCACCCATCCTTTGAAAACCCATGCGTCCTGGCTATCGCATCGCATGAACAGTGCATCATCATTATACCTGCTTAGCGCAAAACATTGATTCTTTTGAACCTTTCCCAGCAGACTAATAGACTTATCATCGAAATAGATATCCGAATTGGCTACCACGTTGATATCTTCATCATCGGTAAGTTCGTTGATATATGAAAAATAATCCCTGAATGTAGGTCGACGGTCGGTCATTATGTTTTCTACACCAGTTACGTTCTTCCCTGTGTTGTTTATTGCAAACACCCTATCGAACGTACCTATGTTTAGGTTTAAACAATCCTGTAGTTCTTCGGCTCGCGCTTCGGAAACATCATCGTATATGTTTATGAAAAGGTTAGTCATGTCCTATACCCCTAGCCCTTGAGATACCCGTTGCCCTATTTCCCATAAGGACATAGTGGCGTTTGGTGAATAACTTTTGTTTGATTCGTTGCTTCCGGAGGAGTCCGTGCTCTTTTCTTCCGGTGGAATGGTAGCGTTCATCATCAATAAATTGAGGAAGCTGACGCCATACATGGCTTCATGCCATGATAAACCGTAATATTTGATTACGTTCCTTGTCCTTGACCACGGGCTTGAGTCCCTATAATGTCCAGCATCTTTATGTTCCGTACGAATGTCATAATACCGAAAAAAGAGTCGAAGTCTAACCCCCGGTAGACTATCTTACATGCTGTTGCAAGCTCGTATTGCTCAAACTGATACCATAGCGCATCCAATAACCATTTAGGTGGTTTACCTTCCTTATTGTGGACAGCTATCGCGATGGACTCTATGATTGACGGCAGATTTTCTTTTACGATACCGTATAACAGACCATCAATGTCTTCGACAACATCTTTGGTGATTTTAAGCTCGTCATAGATTGCAACGATATCATACATAGTCGCTGCACATGGGGCTTTTATCGTAAGCATCCGAGTCCTCGGCAATATGCAGAGAAAGGCGAGCACCTTTTTCCACCATGTGGTGTATTTTATTCTGATTTTCTTTAGCTCGGTAGGACGATCGGTAATTGCCTCGGCTATTTGACGGGGAGTAGCGTCTTCCCCTTGGAATTCTTTATCTTCTTTCATAAATGGTAAGGATTAAGAACCTACTCACCGCCTTACCTTCGGCTTTCGGTTCAGTTTTTTAAGTGGCCGGATTGGCCGCAACGAATTTGTAACCCCATGGAGATACAGCGTTTCCGCTTGCATCGGAAGGAGTGGTTACATCGCCTGAGAAATTCAGAGCCAAGAAGCCTGTTTTTGTCAATGGATTGGTAAAACCGGCGCTCATCGCCAATGCAGGAGCTTCGAAAACGAATTTCTGTCCTTCAAATGGTTTAGAGGTTAATCGGAATGCAAGGTAATAAATAGCTTCGTCGCTTGCAGAGGCTTTAAACTCGGTTTCACCCGTAGTTATTTCGCCTTTGAACAATAGATTTGCGTTATCTACCTTGAGATTCAGAGAGTTTCCTACCACTGTTGGAGGATCAGTTTCACCCGGTAATACCCATCGTACACCGGCTTTGTCTTCGACGCGTACACGCACTTTTTCAAGTGGAGGTATATTGAGGTTCACGGAACCCATTTCGATGTCATCTACCTTAACCCAACCTGTGGTTGGCATGGCGCCATTTGCGGCCATTAAAGCAAACTCCATCGATTCTATCCCTGTTACAGCTGCCATAATATTTTAGTTTGTGCCTTATTAGGCGATTAATTATTTTGTTAATTGTTCCTATCCTGACGTAATGCATGGTACCTGATCCTGATATTGAAGAAATGGCCCTTACTTTCCGGAATAATCTCACCTGCTCGCTCTAGATAGAAATGGCTGTTGTATAGCCAACTATCATCAAGCAGTTCAATTGCGGCTCTCCCGAGTTCGTTAAGTCGATCGTAATTTGGCTGAGTGTTGTCAACTGCATTTGGTATGCCGGACGGAAGATTCTCAAGATTCGGAACGTGAATGTTTACGTTAAAAATGCCGTCCTGAATCTGCTCTGCACTTAATACAAGGCAGCTGATGACAACATCCTCCATTTTACTGTTGAGCATTCGACTTTGCTTACTGACCTGACCCGTCAAACCATTATTAGCTGCAAAATTCCCAGCAATGAATACCTGATAGATTTCGTTTATTCCGTCAAATGCTGTCTTTATCGTCTTATCCATCAGTCTACAAAGATTTCATTAAGAGCCTGTTCAAAGTACTGTTCGTAGTTTCTCATCGCTCCTGACAATACATCGAATCCTTTTCCTTCGACCCAGCTGGCGTACTCCATCCCGGCAACCAAAATCACTGCCCATCCTTTCGATTCTCTCAGAACTGATAGCGCTGTATTAAGTCCGGTTTGGAGTCCTGTTGATTTATCCGTCCCGATATCCGCAAGTTTGAAATCCCGATATTCAACTCGACCGTCCCGAATTACGATGAAGCCTGTTGAACTTTCCAGATTGCCTGTATGGTTATCGTACACTTTTTCCGCTGCAGCTCTTTCCCTCGCAATTTGAATGGCTCTTTCAGAAACCTTGATAAAAGCCTGTAATATCAGCTCATCGAGATCCTTTTTGATCTGCGCATCCAATTGCTGTGCTGAGAACTGTGGGACCAAACTGAACATATTACATCCCTCCTAAACAATGAAGCTGCCCGATGTGGAAATCCAACAACTCCTGTTCGTAAACTATTACCGCTCCCGATTTATCGAATGCCGACACTATTGTTCCCGTTAGTATTGGTTCTGTACCAATAGGAAATGCGATATCAAAACGGAAAAGAACTTCTGATCCGTCCTGTTTCTTTGCGTATCGGGTTCCCTTTGCCGGCCTAAAACGGCACTTCACATAACTCTCTCCCTCAGGACCGTTAAAGGTTAGTGTGTCAGGATATTGTTCTACAAACATTTCAATGAACGATTTACCACGTGTCGGATAGGTCAGTGATAACAGGCCCATCGTACATATCGTCTTCTAGGCCATGTTTTTTCCTGAGTGCTTTTCGTATATTCAATAGATCATCGGCATCTTGCTGCGTCAGCTGATAATCCAATTCCCTAACTGACTTCGGAGATAAAAGAATGAACCAGATAACCCCCGCAAGCGCGAGATCAATCCCTTTGACATTTTCCTTGTTTTCCGGATCAAACTCGCTTTCAGGGTTTAACTTCTGTTCGACAAGATTCAAATCAATGGTATCTTGCGGAACAGGAATGCCGATTTTTGCTTGCAGGGCTTTTCTGTTTATCATGTCCGAATACTAACTAGGTTGCTGGATTAAGTTTGGTTTTCAGTAAATAGAGATTCTTACTGTTGTTTAGAACCGGAGTACAGTAAGCTGTACCTTTAGTCACGACAGTGATAGGATCTTCTACTCCCCAAACCTTGATCAGCACTATACCAGATTTGGTCTTTGTAGCTACGCCGGCATTGACATATTCATCAGCGGACGTAGTGTGCTGGGTAGAACCCAGTTGTTCGTTCACGCTAAAGGTGACTACGCCAGGCTCCCAACCTGTCACAGCGGTTTGAGTACCGTCTTTGTTCTCTTGAACCATGACGGATTGCCAAATTTTAAAGATCGGTAAACCTTTTGCGCGAAGCGCCCGGTTAATCTCTTCCAAACCAGGTTCTTGTTGTAATCCCAAAGCATTTGCGACATAGGTTGCTACAAACTTCTGTACACCCGCATTCTGAGAGACGATGTCTACAGTATCCTCTTCGCACCACATGAATCGTGGGATCGGTTTTCCTGCCGCCTTGGCCATGTTTTTGATCTTACGGATATCGCCGATGATATCCGCATTTGGATTGCTCCAGTCAGTGGCTGCATTCACTTTGTTGGCGGTTGGAATAGCAAAATCCACATCTACTTTGGTTTTTATACCCTGCTCATTGTTTACCTGAGTTAGGCTGTAACCTCCTGTCGATGCAATTCTCTTTGCCAACCATTCATTTCTAGCTTCGATACCGTTTCGAACAAACACCTGATCCTCGTATCTCCATTCAAGGACACGACGGAACGCCTCTCTTCTTGTAGGTCCTGCCGGCAATAAACGCACGGCGTTTTCCAACTCACGGAGAGTGTTAAAGTCTGTCTCAACTTTATCACGAGCTATCTCCAACTTAGGCATGTCTCCCTCAATTTTGGAAGGAAGAGGCCTTCCGAAGCGAGGTGCTCTACTGTTGAAATCAACAACAGCGGCCATTACTTTAGCCCCAAATTCAGCTTCAATACCTGACCATCGTAAAGTAGGACTATATACGAGAGGAAAGGCAGTCTGATACTGCAACGTCTCGAACGGATACGTCTCAATAAAAGCCTGTGCGTCAGCTCGTCTAAATTCAGGTACTAACTCTTGTACATTTATCATTTTATTTGATTGAGCGCGTTAAAAAATCGGTTAATTAAACAAAGGTGATGCGAGGAAGAGCCTCCTTAATATCTTCGATTATGTCTTGAAGAGCTTGAGGGAGAGCTTTGATACGAGCCGTACCACTTAGCACAACACCATTGGCAAACGTGTTGCCTCCATCTGAAACCTCAGATGCACGGTGCGTAAGGCCCAAAGGCTTTACTGAACCGTCTACCGCAGTTAGAACTTTACCAAGCCCTGTGGTCGAGTCGATACCTACCATGCTACCTTCCGGTACGAAACCATCAGGATAGTCTGACTTCTGTACGTCGAGAATCAGACCGCCTGGAAGAGTGTCTACGACATTTTCGAACACAAGCTTGTTAAAGCCTTGCGATCCTGTTCTTTTGATACCCTGTAATCCCATAGTGATTTTGCTTTTAAGCAGTCGTCTTAGTGGCTTCTGTAGCCTGTTTACGCTCTGCCAATAATTCTTTCATTTCGGATGACACCTCGTCATCCTTTAGTTTTTTCACTGTTCCAATGCCACTCACCGGCTGATCACCTAGACCTGCGTCAGCCTGCGCCTGAATCTCATCGGCAACGTCTTGTTCGATATCGGCTAGATAATTGGTAAAATCTTCATCGCTGTCGATTTTCAATCTGTCGAAGTCGCGAAGAATACGTGCTTTAAATTTCTCCGGCGCGTCCTTCAATTTGCCCTCAAGTTGCTGTCTACGGGTTTGGGCCAGTCCTCCGGCTTTGAGGGTGGTCAATTCGGCCTTCAAAGCATTGTTGCTTTCTATAAGGCTTTTCGCCCAAGAGGGCATATCCTCATCAGCTTTCGGCTTAGTCTTATCTTTGTCCGATGGTTTGTCGTCGTCCTCGTCAGCATCGTTGCCGTTATCTTTCGACTCTCTATCTTTTTTCTCGGCAGCCAACTTGTCCGCATTTCGTTTGGCATCGTCCAACGCAGCCAGTTCCCTAAAGGAAATTACAGCGTCCAGGTTGTCAATCTCACCGTCTATGTCGTCCTCGTTATCCACGCGAGCGTCTATCTTGTCCGCCAATCCGTTGATCCTGACATTTGAAAGGTTAATCCCTTCGGATTTACACTTTTCTTTGATTTTCTTGATGATTGTTGCTTTTAGCATAAGAATAATGTTTGAGTTGTGTCCAATGGGATTGCAGCCCCACCGTGCGCACCTCGGTGCTTTTTGTGATGTAGCAAAGTTATCTATAATGATAATTTGAGATAAGCTATATATTGTGTAATAGGCTGATTACAAAAAGAATCTTGGCATTAGTATTAGTATAAGTCGAAGAGACCTATCATATCCACACCTGCAACATCGATGTTATCCTTAAATTGTTATACATAGCAAAGAAGTACTCGAAGCCGTAACAATATCCCTCGAAGTATACCCAACCATCATAATAGGGGAAACAATACCAGTATGGCTCTTTGATGTCCGTTCTTTTTGTTCGCATTAGACAAGGGTAAATAGTATCCCTGTCGAACTTAATGAAACGGTGATTTGTGTTGAATCCTAGTTTGTTGAAGGTCTTAACAAATGTTTGGCCTCCCCAATGGTCGTTGAGTGGGGAGGCATCTATAATATCCACTATATCCAATCCAGTAAGGACTGCTATAACTGTGTGGTGGTGGTTATTTGGATAGTACCGCTTCCCGTCCAGTTGGTATTTATTCTTCGGTTCCATTGGATGGTACGTTGGCAGCAGCCATCTCGGCCGCCTTCTTAGCTTCTCCCTCAATCAGTTTAAGTTCATCAGCAGCATTCTTCGTGTAAGGAGAGTATTCAACAGAAGTTTGCTGTGATAGAATCGGTTTATTTCCGTTTGCTTTCATCAACGTTGCAATCGTTTCGCTATCATCGTTGATGCGGTACAATGGAATATCAAAACCAATCTCTAGAGTTTTTACAGCATCTTTAAGGCTAGTGTTGATTACCCCACCGATTGATTTTAGGAGATTTATGTCTCGTTGGGTACACATTCCATACTCGCCGTCAATTTCGTCCCGTGCTGCAAGATGGGCGTCGATAAATATTCTATCGAATGCTACACCACTTTTTGCCCCAAGGTTCGCCATCTCTTTGAATGATATGTTAGGAGTTTGGGTGCAGGTGTATATGAAATCAACCAAGGTATCTATTTCAAGTTTCACGGATTCGGGAGCATGTTCCCACGTTACGTATTTCGCATCTCCCCCCTTACCTGTTATCTGAATTTTTCGCCCTTGCTCCCCCTTCTCCAACGTCTTAGCTCCTACTTCCCCGGTCATTACAAGGATAGGAGAAGCATGATAATCGTTGGTATCTGCAAAGTTTGAAATAACGGTTTCGAGCCGTGCGATTTGGGTCTGCACATCTGCCCACGGAGGAGCTGGCTTAGAATAGTAGATAACGGGAATCTTTCCATAGGAATGTGGTTTGGCACTTTCCAGAATCCAACCGTTATTTCCTACAGTTGAAACAATATTATCACCCTCCACCGATCGCCTGAACTTGTATATGTGAGTTTTTGAATAGATGTCGAACCTCTCCTCGTCTATATCTGAGTAACCCCTAAGGGAAACAACGTCGTTAATATTCCGACGCACCTTATACAGCCTTCCGAAGTAAATCATGTCCCCGTAGCTATCGAATACAGGAAGCAGTGTGTCACCTTTACTGGGTGAGAGTATTTTGCAGCGAACTCGGAAACGTGAAATAGCGAGGTCGCCCCAATACCCTTCTTCTGCCGGTGCCGTATACCAGAGTTTAGCTACCTGTAGTTCCCACAGCATTCTCCTTGCTACCTCTTTTTCGACAAACTCTATTTTGTTGTCATCTCTGATCTTCTTGACAATGTCGTATAGCTTCTGCTCATTGTCATTTTTAGGATCAGCCTCCAACTGTATTTTTCCAACGTTCATGAAGGCAACGCGTCTTTTTACGATTAGCTTTTGAAGTGGTATCCCTATTCGGTTAACATCTATATATTCAATTTTGAATCGCTTCTTTCCGTCAGCTGTTAAAGCTTGTTCACCATTGTCATTAAGAACCGGTTTGATAACCCGTTTTCTTGGACGTTCGTTTTTAGACTCATCGAAGACTTTGTGCTGCATAACGTCGTACTCCTGATCTGACGTTGGATAGCACGGTTCAACAGACCTACCAATCGACTCAACTGCCAATGGTAACAGGTTAACATCGACTGCAGGATCATTTTGTTGCTCATCAACTTCCTGGTTAATTTTCTTTGCCATGTTGTTAGTTTTTTGATTGGTAAGTGTTAAATAAAAATGCTAGTAGAATTCATCGAATACATCGTCGTCTATTTCCATGGGAGTTACCAGCTCAAAGTAATATCTCATTATTATGACGTCACGCCAATCCGGAGAGCGCCCTATGTTCTTTTTCACCTCTGCTTTTGGTAGAATTCTTAACTTTCGTTCATCGTCAGTCTTAAACGTTTTTAGCCAAGAGAACTCTTCCTGAATAGTTTGCTTATCCTCTTCGCTTTCGATACACGCAAGCCATATCTGGTTCTTAGCGATGATATTCTGGGCAACCAGATATGCGCATTGCGTCTGTAGGTTTTGATAGTTTTCTTTGAACGGGTCGAACTGGTTAGCCCTTCCGTCTGCAAATCGTTCCTCGTTTTCCAAAGCCTCTTCCGAAATGATCGGGGACGAGCCGTTAACGAATCCTATGATTCCGCAATTATCGACAACTCCGCCTCCTACCCCGTCTTCGTCCGCTAAGCACTTGTGAGCAGGAACACCGTATTTGGCTCGCATCGCATTGATACAATCCTGTATCTGTGTTGTTGCTGAAATATCGAACGAGTGCTGTTCGATCATGATCCATCCATCCCATACGGTTATTCTAGCTTTATCCGAACCGAACCTTGCAACATCGCATATGATGAACCTTTCTCCAATCGGCTTAACATGGCTGTTTGTGAACATGGCCATGATGTTATCGTAAGTACACATCGACGTTGGATCATCATCGTACTCCCAGTTACCGTTGAGGAGACGTTCTTTTTTAGCCTTGTCTTTTGTTCTTTTAAGCCTCTCAAGGTATCCTTTATCGATGTGAGGGTTGTCCTGAACAAAAGCCGCTAGGTACTTCATATGTGGCGGCAATGTTCCCTTCTTGTTAGGCAGATAGAACGTGGTATACATCCAGTTCTTTTTAGGGTTACAGGTGATAAAGAGCTTTCCTATCAATCCGTACTTTTCATTGTACTGCCTACCTATACGGGTTTTAAGAACGTCATAGGCTCCGAAATCGATCTCTCCGCCTTCTTCTATCCAACCACCTGTGTACTCCGTTGAACCAAATCTCTCATAGACAGGATCTCGAGGAAGGAACTTAAGCTCTAATAGGTCAATTCTGGCTCCATTCTTAAACCGTATAAAGTTCTTTTGACCATTATACTTGAAATCTATTCCGTTACGGATTCCGTATTCATTCGCTACTTTAAAGAACGTTATGAGGGTTGATTCGGTAATCCGCTTCAACTCCTCTCGACCGATAAACCATCTTGTATTCGGGTAATTAAGGCACATGTACATGAGCCAACAGCATCCCGTCCAAGATTTTGCACCACCTGCTGCACCACCATACAGGAACTCCTCGGTTACATCGTCTGTCAAAATCCGTAAAGCTTCTTCCTGCTTTACGTGCCTTCCCTTCGGGGTATCGACTATAAAGTCGAAAATCCCTCTCTTGAAGGATATGCCCTGGATAGTCGTTACATCCAGCTGTGATAGAAGCTCATGTAATTTTTCATCAACCATTTTGCTTTCTAGCGGCCAATAAAGCCTTTATCACATCATCCGATAGCTTGTCGGGATCGATTTTATTTTTATCATCAATCTCTAAGCTATCTTTGTACATTCCGTGGACGCGTGCAATTTTATCTAGCATCGCATCAGCAGCATACAATTCGACCTTAGGCCCAAATTCGCTCCATTGCAAGCTCTTGATCTTACCAAATTCCTTGTCTTTAGCCAGCTTCACCAAGTCAATTTGAACGTCATCAACGAGTTCGGGATCACCGTACTCTATTCGGTAAGCCTTAGGGTTTCTTTTCAATTCAAGTTCAAGCCTTAGTATCTCCCTCTGCATATGCTTCATATTCTCTTCATGGGCTTTAGCTTCTTTTGGATTGAGGTCTGCTAGTGCCGCGAATTCCTCTTCAAACATCATCTCTTCCCTTTTTTCCGTGATTACGACCGATAGCTTTTTCTTTACCTTTTTCCTTCGTTCTACCTTCCGAATAACCAGATAATCGTTAAGCGATGACCTGGCTATATCACTCATCATCTTAGCGGTTTCCTCGGCCGAAAGGCTCAATTCCTTCAATCGACGGTCTATGATGGTTTTCAGGTAAGGTTTCGTAAGGTTTTCGTAGCCGATCTGTTTTGCGCAGTTCGCTGAGTAACCCGCGCGAATTGCAGCCTGAGCAGCATTAAAGTCTTTCAGATATTCTTCAATGAAGCGAGTCTCCTTCGTAGTCAATCCTTTATTCTCCATCACGATACCTCCTCACTATCTGATCAACTTGGAAACGGAAAACCTTATCCACTTCGAACAGTTCTTTTGCAACTTTGATGCGGTAAGATGCCTTCTGATTGTAGCTTAGGTCGAGGACCCGATATATCAGGTCGCAGATTGAATTTTTGGTTTTATCACCGATGAACAGTGATTGAGGGGAATAAAGCTTTAGGATCGATGCGACGAAGATGATTTCGTCGCGATTCTTTTTTCCGGTTATGGAGCAACCCACCGTCTGGTCGTAGATTTCCCGAACTATTCTTTCGTCCACCTCGGAAGCCGACAACAGCTTCCTATATCGATCTACATCGATGTAAGGGTGCTCTTTGACCACAAATTTGAGTAGCATTGCTTCCGTCATGGTGCAAAGCTATAACTTATCTGTATTTATCTAAATTGATAAGTATTGATTTATGATCAATCAGAATGGTTCCGAGTCATCAGTCATATCAACGAACCGTCCGTTAGGCATGATACCGTTGAACGGAGAATCGAAAGGGTTGTCTTCAAACGATGCCTGTACGTTGTCGCTGAATCCAGAGTCGAGGTCATAGAATCCGGTCGTTTTACCGACAAACCTTAAAGCGACATCGTCCGTGGCTCCGTTTCGATGTTTCGCGATGATAAGCTCAGCCATCCCGGCAGTCGGTCTACCCTCTTCATCCTCCGTTATCCCATAGTATTCTGGCCGGTAAAGGAAGCAAACGACATCTGCATCCTGTTCGATAGATCCTGATTCTCGGAGGTCAGATAGCATGGGTCTTTTGTTGTGACCTGCACGTGATTCAACTGCGCGGCTCAATTGTGACAGTGCGATAATGGGGATATTAAGTTCTTTTGCTATCGCTTTTAATCCCCGTGAAAGACTGCCTATCTCCTGTTCGCGGTTCCCTCCTTTGTTGGTTTTACCGATCATCAGCTGAAGGTAGTCTATGACGATCCACTGGATATTGTTCTTTCTCTTCAATCGTCTTGCTTTGGCGGCGAATTCGATCAAAGAGATAGCCGGGGTATCGTCGAAGACGATAGGCGCCTCCTGAATGGATATCGCTGCACGATGAATCTGCATCCACTCTACGTCTCCTAGATTGCCCTTCTTAAACTTTTCCAAGGGAACTTCACTAACGATCGAAGTAACCTTGTCCATCAGCTGAATATCGGCCATCTCAAGAGAGAAGATAGCGCCGGGTATCTTGTTACGTAATCCCGCGTTGATAGCGGAAGACAGGACGAATGATGTTTTTCCCATTCCGGGACGACCGGCCACGATGATAAGATCCGATGGCTGCCAACCTCCCGTTATCCGATCGACATCGACGAATCCCGTTGTAATGCCCGTAATTCCGTTCTTGGCCTCTCCGATCTTTTTCAGCCGTTCCACATTCTTCATGAATAGATCCGCGCTGCTAATCTCCTTTCGGACGGTTATCGTGTTGAGCATCTCGTCTTTCTCGTATTCGGTTTTGCTCAACATCTCGAACACATCGCTTTCCGGACTGTAGCATTGTGATATCAATTCCTGAGACGTCCTGATCAGTTCTCGCTTGATGTACTGTTCTTGAAGTATTCTGGCATGAAACTCTATGTTGGAAGCCGAAACAACCCTATCGGTGAGATGGGTTATGTAGTAAGCTCCTCCTACAGATTCGAGGTCACCTCTAGCACGAAGTTCTGCCGTGACAGTGATTATGTCGATAGGTTCAGAGTTGATCATCAACGCCTGAATAGCGGAATAAATCTTAACGTGGGCTTCTTTGTAGAACGTCTCAGGTCTAAGTATTTCCGCTACAACGTCAAACGCATCCCGTTCGATCATCAAAGCACCGAGGACGACTTCTTCAAGGTCTAATGCCTGTGGAGGTACTTTGCCAAGCGTATCAAGTTGATTCTTTCTACTGCCCATTATGACCTCCATTCTGCTTTTTCAATTCTTCCAATCTGAGATTTGCCCTAGCGATCGCAGAAAGCCTAACAGGTTGTTCGGCTGCTTTCCGTTTAACCGGTTCGTCTACAGTTTTACCAAGCTCTATCTGCCTCCTGATCCAGTTGTGGCAATGAGATTTAGCATCCCTTTGGGTTTTATGGTCCGCTCCTGCAGCTTTGGCAAAGACAAAGAACTTATCAATCCATTTCGGGACGTCGTCAGGATTTGAAATTCCAAGAGATTGTCCAAGCTCATCCTTCCAGATTTTAGATGATTGTAGGACCTCTTTCAGATCATCAAGAGATTCGTATGTACCCCATGCGTTTGGCTTGGGAATATCTGATTTTGATTCATCGGGGACGACGGAATCGTCTACTTTTTTTTCCTCTCCTTCTCCTCTACTTTTATCTTCTTTAATATACTCTTCTTTAATATACGGGTTTTTGTATGAGTTAAGGGGTTCGTTGTTATCATTATGTATGCATGATGTATGCATATTGCATGCAATATCATATCCATTGTTAGCAAGATGCTTGCATAATTCCTCATATGTCATGCAATTGCTTGCACGTCGCTTGTAGGCATCCTGTATATTGTCCACAAAGGTCTGACACCAAATAACCCTGACTTTCCATAGCTTTTCGTCAAAAACACGTATCTTAACAAGGTCTTCAATTATGGCCAGAAGCTGGCTTTCTTGTACCTTACATTTGGTCGCAAGATATGATACTTCCAGCTCATCGTTAAGGTCTAGAAAGTGGTTGTTCGTTATTGCTAAATTCTCCAAAATTTTGAACCAGGTGGCATACCCGTTGTTTCCATGCCTATTCTCGATAAAATTCATCTTTTTACCGGTCCCTATTAGGTGAGGGAAGTAATCAACCGTGTTTCTTTTCTGGGTAGCCATATCCTATGCAATTTTAGGTACTAAAAAGCCCTTAATCAATCCGTCGCATCTCACCTCGACTTCATGAATAAGGGCAATGTTCTTCGTAATAAATGACCTAATGTGAGATGCCGTCATTTTATACACATCACAAAAGTAAATCTTATCTCGTATTATCATTATAGATAAGTGTTGATTTAAATTTTTTTATTCTCCATTTCATGAATGGAATAGATAGTTTCAAAGTCCGATAGATTCTCATACAGTCGGCTTCGCATACGTGTGAACTTATTTCGCCAGTACGACGCGTCCAATCCCTGAGATTCCAACATCCTGATCATGGGCGTACATTCCTCCATCTGCCCGATCAAATATTTATTGACCGTGCAAAGGTGTTCGTATGTCTGGTATGTTCTCATATTAATCTGTGCAAAAACCCGCTTTACATCCGCTGCCGGTGCCAAAAAAGAAATCCAATTGAATACCCATATTCCTAATTTCAAGCAGGGAGTTGTCTTCCTTGAATGTATTACCCATTACTTCTTCTTGAATGGCTGCCCAATACATGATCGGAGGATTCGCTTCGAAGTTTTTACGCAATTGCTGTGGGTCTTTCCAAAAGCAGTTCTGACAGTTGCTATCAACAGGAAAGGGTATGCCTTTGTCTTTCCAATACTCCTTAATGTGGTAATGAATTATCTTGTCTTCGATCAATGGAAATTCTCCTATTCTCCACAATACATCTTTCCACCGATGCATATAATAGAATCCCTTCGGGTGTTTTGTTAGAGCTTTTCTCATAACCGGATTTTTAAGTTCTTCGGGATCATCATAAATTTCACAATGCGTAGACATTTTAAATGTCTCTCTCAACCTGTTTGCCCGCTCCATTTCGTCCCACCTATACCCGAGTCTCATTTTTACGGGAAGTTCGAAATGCATGTACAATAGTTCGAAGATTGCCTGCATCTTCATTATTGTCGTGCAAAATCGTTTATCCATGTTCGGTATTGCCCTCTTAATTCTTAGCATTGTCTCCCATCCCATTCCGCGAACCCATATAATTTCCCTTCCTACCATCTGCTCTAAATCAAATATAGTCTTCAATATTATTGGGTCCTCAGAAGTAGCTACAAATTCAGGCCAATGAGAACAGTATTTTTGCAATCGGTCATTTGCCATCTGGACAAGCTTTTTATCCAGGTCGCGCCCTGCATTTCGATCCTCAATACAACACAGAGCGAACACATCTATATCTGCAGGGTAATTTGCGTAGATGTATCCACTCGTTCCTCCTCCTGAAATACTATTTACCGTTAACATATCACTTATTTAATTTCAATTATTGGGACTATATCTTTCCTATTTCCTTCGAATCTCGTCTCTGGCGAGAATAACCCCCAGATGAAACATTGTCTTTGCGTCATACCACTCCCTTATCATCTTAAGCTCTTTCTCGATGGAACTGAGACTGTATGGCTTAACGCCTTGTTCCTTCAATATGATGGATATCTCCTTTTGAGTTTTACCCTCCATTAATAGAGGTATTATCCTTTCTCCAAGTGTTTGGTTATCATTCATTTTATTTGTTCTCCTTTACTTTTATTTTCGTACGATGGTTATTCCTCGAAAATAGATTTGGTTCTATAGATTTCCTTTGGGTCATCAAAGACATCCTCGTAATAGTGATCCAGCTGTAATTCTTCAACAGCACATGCATACTTACCCCCTCTATCATTTGTCTCATAGTCAGCTGCTTTAATGGCCTTTGACTTTTTTTGGAAAACGCCAACAGTATAAGAATGAGCTTCCCGAGTTCCGTATCTGTAAGCCGTTACCACATACACATTACTCATCAGAACCTCCTTTCAAAAATTCAGGATTATCGTGGATGTTACCTACAACCTCCCCATCGTTGGTTGTCCAAGAAAGTCTGTGATTTACCCCTCCGTTCTTTAAGTAAAATGCGCCATCAAAGAACACTACGGTGTATATGTTGTCCGAACCTGGCTTTCTAATTTTATCCCCCTCATAAATATCCTTCCCGGTCTTATCCTTCAATCCAGTTGATTGGCCGATTGTTTCAGGACGAACCAAATATGCGAATGGTGCGCCTACCGAATTAGAAATATAATGTCCAGACTTAACAGTACTGAAATCTTTTTTGATATGGGAGTAGTTCCCATACACCCACTTGCCACTGACGGTCTTTCCTTTGAACTTTATTTCCCTATTCACCTTGACCTCCTTTCAGTGCTTCTTTGGCTATCTCATCGCCTTTAATAGAACACATATTGTTTTCTATCAGAAACTCCAAAGCTTCCCTAAGCTTTTGGTTTTCGGCATCAAGCCTATTATATCCCTCTGCCAATATCACCTGAGTGTTACCAGGTGTGCTCTTCAACCTCTCATTCTCCGCCCTCAACTTCTCTAGCTCTTCGCGCATGGGAGCTGTGTGAAGGTCTTTGTAATGGCCCATTGCGGAAATAGCATTTCTCAATACATAAACACTTGTTTCATCCAACTGATTCTCTGTGAGATGTAATTGAAGTATGATTTCAGCCGTTGGCAGTTGTTTGTTCTCTTTATTCATGATCTTTAAATATTACCCACCACCCGAAGGCGGTGGGATTAAACAATCCGTTAATTATCTCGGCTTTGGCTGTGGTGGCGGGATAATGTGGCAATTGGGCCGATCACTCGGAAGTGGACAACCATTGCCTCGGTTTGCCATTGCATAGGAAACAGACGAAACAATAACAACCGCTACTGCCGCCAAGATTAATTTTGCTTTTTTCATTATTATTTATTTGAGGTTAAAAAATTGCCCGGAGGCGTTAATTACTTGTTTAATGCTTTGATTAAGGCATCGGCTACTTTTACTGCATAATCAGCTAAGCCATCTGCGGTACCGCGTTGAAATCCGTTCTGACTAAAGGTTGCCGGCAGCATACTCTGCATAGCCATAGCAGCGAATTGCTCTCGTTTGGTAAAGCCTCCCAATTGATCAGGACCACTATACTCTATGTCCTCGCCATAAATTTCAGGCATATAACCGTAAGTCGCACATATTAAGTCACATGCCTGCGTGGCCTCTTTTATTGAGGAATATGACTTGCCGTTATTTAGCTTCTGTCCGTTGTATTTAATGTAGTACTTCATAGCATTTATTTTAAAAGGCGGCTGTTACACCGCCATTCTTGTTAGTTAAATACTCCGCTAAGGAAGTTCTTTAGAATTGACAACTGAATTTCATTCAACTCGATCCCGTCATTCTCACCGCCTGCATTGATGAATAGCTTCCTTCCGTTGTCAATTAGCTGTAAGACTATCTCTCCGTCTGCCGTTTCACCATCTTCGATGTTTGGATTGTTGCTTACGTACAATTGCTCATCTACGATGATTAGGCTGCTAGTTTCTGATTTTGTTTTAATGTAGCTCATTTTATTTACGTTTTACTTATGCCTAATTGCATATTCAAATGTACAACTTTTGTTTTACATATCAAAATATTTTGTACATTTTTTGTTGTACACTGTTTTTTACATATCTTTGCTTTCATGGACGTAAAAGAGTTTCTAAAAACTAACCCGGACATCAATCTCGCAAGCATCGCTTCGAAGATGTGGCCCACTAATAAATCGGCTAAAACATATCTTAGCAGAAAGCTTAGTGGGGAAGGTGATAGACCATGGACTGATAAGGACTCTGCAAAGGCAAAAGAGGTATTAAAACAACTTTCGGACGAAATTCAACGATTACTTAAGTAAGTGTTTTCATACTCTTCAATTGTTTTAAAAATCTGAAATGCTACCTGTGGCACCCATGCATTTCCGTATCCTTTTATGGATTCGTTTCGCCATTTTGGAAAGGTAATTCCGTCCAGTTCGGTGGGAATCCCATCATCTCCGCTACAAATCGGGGATTGAGTTGGGAAGTCTTGCCAGTTAAATTCCGAGCACGTTTCGTTAATGAATCTTGCCGTTCCGTTCCTGTCACTTTCTCTCCGCAATCTGACGCTAGTGGGGTTGGAAGCATCCCGTGAGCAGCAAGGTCGTTTATCGAAGGGGACTTCCTCCGATTCAAGTACTCGGTGGTACCGCTGCCCTTGTAATCCCTCGCTGAGGGTGTAGGTAACATTCTCGTCAACTCTGCAATCCTGTCCTCCAAATTTCCCTTTCCCCTGTTGTTCGAACAATTGCCCGCCGCCGCTCTCGCTCTTGGAGTTGGTAGAAGTCCAATGCTCGCCATATCCGTCAATTCCAATGAATTGCGGCTTTTCATTGAATCCATACTCCTCGGCGAATGACTGTCGTGCGCCACCGGGGTTGGCAGCAACATGTTTGACATTTTTGCTCCCTTCATTATGCCTGATATCTGCTCCGCCAAATTTCCCGGTGGGACCGTTTTGCGTCCAGTCGACTCCCTCCATGCTTTTCTCTTCTCCATTGATTCTTCGCTGCGTTCTGAGATCATCGTTACGCTGGGAGTAAGCAACAAACCATATTCTGTCCCGTCTGTGCGGGGCGTCAACGGATACAGCTGGAAGTATATACGGTTGGACCTCGTACCCTTCATTTTCCAAATCAAATTGCACCTGCTCGAATACCAACCCGTCATTCCAATTAACAAGGCCGAAAACGTTTTCGCCCACGATCCAACGTGGTTCAATCTCTCTAATTGCTCTAAGCATTTCCGGCCAGAGGTGGCGGTCATCTTCTGTTCCCTTGCGCTTTCCTGCTGCACTAAATGGCTGGCAGGGAAATCCTCCTGTGAGGATGTCAATACGTCCTCTCCAAATAGAGAAGTCTGTTGTTTTAATGTTTTCATAGCTCGTTGCGTTTGGCCAATAATAATCTAGTACCTTTCGTCCGAATGGGTTTATCTCACAATGGAACACGTTATCCCATCCAACCCACTCTGCTGCGAGTTCCGCACCTCCAATTCCGCTGAATAGTGATCCATGGGTCATGACACCTCCCGTATTACGTCGAATATTGACTGCTGCTTGCAATTCAATTCGTAATTGTAGGTAAGGCACTCCACTTTCCGTTTGCCAATCGTGTGCTTGCCAGATACAGATAGATTTTGATCGATATCTTTATGATGCCATCCGCATTCTTTCCTTAAATCCGTAAGTTGTTGTGATGGATAGCTACTCATCAACCATTTACCTTTGAGTGATGGCAATAAATCTAAAAGCCTGTAATAAACCTCTTTCAATTTGTCATATGTGCCACAATCAGATTCGGCATATGGCGGATCTAGATAAAAAAAAGTGTTCTTGCTATCTTTACGTTTAATTAGATCAATAGCGTCACGATTAAATATCTCAACCTTTTGCAAACGCTGCCGAAGTCTGTCAGTAAACTGAATCTTCTTATTTAGTGCTAGTTTGACCCTTCCGTCAGTTTGTTCGAAAGCAAATCCTCCTAAAAGTTTAAAGGAAAACGCCATTTGAGTGTTTACCCAATAAGCCCAAGCAATGTCTAAATCAGAATACTCAGACATATTCTTTAAAATATGTTTGCTTTCTTTATACTGGCTTTCGCTATGAAGAGTGTCGCGTATTCTACTCTGAAGACTGTGAAAATCATACTTCAATACTTTCCAAAATGTTATAAGTCTATTATCGAAGTCGTTTATGACTTCATGTTCAGATGGTCTTTTCGCGAATAAAACGGCAGCTCCGCCTATAAATGGCTCTACATACTGCTTATGTGATGGTATCAGTGGGAGTATCTCTCTAATGAGATTTTGTTTTCCTCCGTAGTAACTAATCGGTGTCTTCATTGCTTATCAACTACTTTAATCCCAAATTCATTTGCCCATTCTATTTCGGTTTGAACACCTTCACTCATGCCGAACACCCATACTTCGTCAATAACGCCTCTCTCAAAAAACTCTCTGTTGTGACTAAACCCTAACGCTCGATCAGTTTGAATTTCATCGCTCAAAGCGTAACATGTAATCCAGTAAGGGGCAAAAGGAACGCATTCAGGATACTCTCTGCTTATTGCTGCATAAATCTTGCGGATAGACTCCATATTGTTATGAAAGTCTCCGCTGATCGGATGCGCTATGTAGATTATTCTCTTTTTCATAAGACTCAGTTAAAAAGGCGTTACGTTGAAATTTTCTATTGTCAGTCCTTTAGAAGCAATAGTTACGGTTTTTGCTGTAGCCAGTTCTATTTCCTTTTGGAACTCTATCGCGTGACTGTTTCTGTCGGAAAGGTGTATGAGTACGATGTTATTCACCTTAGTCATGTCATACGATAGTAGCGTTTTGATGGTAGTTTCCAGACTCATATGAGACTTTATAACCCTATCACGCAAAAACTTAGGTTCGTACCCCATTTCAAGGCGTTCATTCAGGATCTTCTGACTATGGTTAGCTTCAATAAGTATATTAGTTAAGCCTGGGAATTGGTACTCACAGTATACGGTATCAGTCAGGAACAACGTGGTACCCATTTCAGGATGTCGGATCAGAAAGCCGCAGGGTTCAATTGTATCGTGTCTGGTGTCGAATGCCAGAACTTCGTAAGCCCCTATTTTGATCGCTGCACCGATCTTAAGGTAATTAAACCGATGGCTTTTAAATCCGAATCCTTTAATGGTACCGGCCGTCGCAAACACGTCAATACCCGACTTAGTTGCATCCAATACTCCTTTACTGTGATCACCGTGCTCGTGAGTAACAATGCACCCTACTACACGAGCTATATTAAATCCCAAGGCTTCTTTTATCAGGTTGAAGCGAACTCCGCACTCGACAATCAAGGTATACCCTTGACTGTCGGTGAAGAGATAGCAATTACCCTCACTATTGCTATTAATTACGTGCAATCTCATTATTAGAAATTCATCTGAGGTTGCATACCTGCTGCCGGGTCAGGTTTTCCGGACTTATTTCCCGATTCTTCCGTTTTCTCTGGCTGACCATCGTTATCATCAACGACCTCTGCATCTTCGAAAGACATATTCTTTCTATTAGCCTTCTCATTGATCTCGTCAGACACCTGATCGGCCACGTCTTCCTGATAATCGGAATCGTTCTGCATAGCATTTGCCATTTCTACACTTAGATACCCCCAGTGATTTAGAAGGTTACGGAGCACTGTTTTGATAGCCATCTTTTCGAACTCTTTTTTCCATGGAGAGGAAGCATGATTATACGACGCTGAATACTTGGCTCCCCATTTTTCTACTTGAGCCTTGGTCATGTACAGAGTTTTTTCAAAACCATTTGTCAGTTGGAGGTAGGCAAAGTACCCAATCACTTTGTCCGATTTGGCTTCTCCGGTCAGGTCAAACTCTCCCGTGAGTTTATTCTTTCTTACAAACTCGCCCTCGTATACTTCATCAGCATTTAGGAATTTGTAAAACCCTGTCCTCATGGCTAACTGAATAAGCCCCTTATATCCTATTTGGAATGTTGGAACTCCCTTAAAAGGCACTATCCAAGCATGGCCAAGACTCTTGTTTATCGGAAGCTTTAAAGAAGCTGCTTTCAAAGCTTCAAAAACTACCGCCTTAGGGTCACACTGCTGCAAGTAAGTGTCGGAGTTGTACAGATCAATTATCGACGCAACGAATGCTCCGCTATTTTCCTTCAATACGTTTTCAAATTGCTGCATAACAGATGGAGCCGCCATAATGCCCTTAAGTGCATCGATTTTGCTTTTCGGTGACTGCACTTCGCTGTTGTTTTGTTTTGATACCTGTGTCATTTATTTATTTGAATTTAATTGTCTATGGATACATTGTTTGAGTGTCGCCGATGGCCTGGGCATCCTTATTTTATCACACCACAGAACAGCCGGATTGTCACTCGGATAACTATAAATGCAGCCGCTGCAGCTGACGAACTTTATCTGCTTCTGTGGTGTGAGTTTCTTTGCCATTACCTTCGCATTGATTTTACAAGCAGTTTCAAGTCGGCATTTTTATTCATTGGGACGAACATTAGCATAGTCCCTATTCCTCTGATCATGGTACCCAATCCAACCAGGAGAGCACCGATGATTGCTACGGGCAGCAACAATACGGATGCTGCCTTTAGCCATAGTGGTTCCCGTTTCATGCTACCCTCAGTTCTTGATCTTCAGGAGATACGATGAGATTGATCACCTGAGCGGCCGTATCAGGTATCTTTGACACACTTTCTCTATTGTCCAGGAATACCGGCGCGGTTACTCCATAATAAGCCGACAGGGTGTTGATGATGTCAATACCTACCTGAACTTTGGCCGCGTTGTTAAGATCAGGGAAAGGAACACCTTCATAAGTGACTACACAGGTAGGTTCCTCACCTCCGTTGATTAGCCTGTTGAAAAGCCTGAACTTAGCATACTTGAACATTCCGTTCACACGGGATTCCAGCTCATCGGATTTAGCCTTCTCGAATCGTTCGATTGTAAACTCCTGTTTCTCCAAATCTGCCAGCTCCTGGGAAAGAGTCTTCTCCTGATCTTTCAGTTCTGAGATGCGATTTTCGGCTTTATCTATCAGTTCAGATACATTAAGTTTTCGACGAAGGCTGTCTATTTCAGCGCCTATTGTCGATTTCTTGACTCTGAGGTCTCCGTAATCAGTCTGTGGCCTATTTTCAAGGGAGGTTGTCAGATCGGAGATTTCTTTGGCGTTGGCTTGATATTGATGCTCGTCAAGCAACCTTTCTTCGACGGATACGACGTGAACAGATCCATTGTTTTTTATTGCCTCAAGCTCTTCTTTCGCTGAGGAAAGGTCGCTAGATAGTGTTTCAATGGTGGCCTCCAACGTAGTTCTAAGGCTGTTTGCCTGACTTTCCGCATCACTGATTTCCTGCTGACGTTTTGCCAAATCGGATTTCAACGATATCCCTCGCTCGTTTATGCTGTTCAGTTCATTGATTTTATTTTGGTTGAACAGTTCAATCTGTTTCGCTTTACGGGCTTCGATATCATGATCTTCATACGGTCGTCCGCAACCATGGCAAACAAAGTCGTCGTTGTTAATCTGCACTTCCTTCGCGTTGGTAGCCGTAAACAAAACACGCAGAGAATCCATCCTTGACTCAATGTCTGCAATGTCCCGATTGATACGCTCAATATGGTCGGCATGGCTCTTGTTCAATTGGCCAAGTTGAGATTTCTGAACCCTGAGGGAAGACTCGAGTTTATCAACTTTGGCAGAAGCATCAACTGAGGCACTTTTTGAATCGATAATTTCTTTTTGGTGTTCCTGACGTATTCTAGCTTCTATAGCCTGATTATCTAACTTAAGTGAATGAATTCGCTGCTGAATCTTCCTGACTTCGGCATTTTCCAACTCATTTGCCTCATTTTTATCAAGTATGGCTTTTTCTAGGTTAGAATACTCAATCTCAAGAGATTCAAGCTGCTTATTTACGCTTTCCACATCAACAGGCTCAGGTTTCGACCGTTCAGCTTCATCTATTCTTCCAGGTATTTCAACCAGCTGCTGCTTAATGTTCTTCTTTTGGGCCGAAATCATAGTCTTGAATTCTTTCAAGGACTTACCGCTCAACTGGTCTATCAGCGCAGCAAACTTCTTATCCGTTGATGCGATATCCTCGTCCGTTATCTCCCCAGCAATGTCCTGCAATACCGATCGCTGATCCTGCCATTTCAGTGACGGGAAGTAAAGAGGATTGGTTATGAGCTTGAACACATGCTCTTTAAGAACTTCGTTAACTTTATTCTGATATTCTCCTGCATTCACAGGCACTTCGTTCCAGAAATAAATGTGCTCATTACCAGTGAATTCGTGCTCCTCTTCTCCCCTTTTCTTTACCCATTTCTCTTTGTGTACATGCCTCACTGTGATCTGTTGTCCGTCGACTTCTATTACGCCTGACACTTCGTTTTCCTGACGCTGAGCTGCTATTCCTTGTTGATCAAGCGGCTTAATATTAAAGTCCTTCTTATCCGAACTGTCTTTACCGAAAAGGAGAAAAGTGAACGCGTCGAAAACTGTTGTCTTGCCGGTAGCGTTTGCACCGTAAATATTGGTAACTTCCTTGAAGTTAACCGTGAAGTTCTTTATACCTTTAAAATTGATTATGGTAAGGGTTTTCAAAAAGATATTCATTGTTTTATTTTTAGTTTGTTAATAGATTTATTGCTGACTCTTTGATGTCTTTAAGCTCTTCTCTTATGAGTGCAAGCTCTTTCAGGACCTCCATCAGTTTGGCCCGCTTTTCATTGGTTAATTCCATCGTGAATGGTTTACTAAAAGGAATAATAACATACCTAGGACGGCCAAGAACTTCACACCTACGATTATCATAAATCGCTTTCTTTCGTCCCGCATTTTTCGACTGTACGTCTCCATTGCTTCGCGAACATCAATTCGTCGATCCAGTTGACCATTAGATGTGTATAGTAATCCGTCAGACCCAACGTAGTGGGTTATTTCTTTGTTCTTTTCAAATAGTGATGATTTTTTGTTACCTTTGTACATGATTAAATGATTTAAGAGGTTATTTAATTTGCTAGGGATGTTCTGCACAACGTCCCTATTTTATTTTATCCTGTTCAAGGGCTTCACTTATGTTTATTTTGATACCCTTTGCCTTGAATTCCTGACTGTTGATATAATCGGCAAGCGAAGTACTGGATGCTATGGCCTGAATCTCAACCCTGTCGATTTGTTTCTTCTGATTGTCTTCTCCTTTCACGGTAAGCACTCCCAATCTGATCCATCTATCGACATATTTTCTACCGTATTTCCTGTATGCTTCGGATTTACTGATGAAAGGAGTAAGTTTACCGACCTCGGTTAGAGCCTGTGTTGCACCCACCTTCGCTACTTCAACCAGCACGTTTCTAAATTCTCTATTATATAGCAGCTCTCTCATTTCGTGTGGGGTTTACGATGCTCTTCTGTTTCTTATCTTTTTAAAATCACCCTCTGTCACCCGCCAAACGCGATAGTTTTTAGGATCGGAAGGATCTTCCCTGACCGTGAAAAATTTAGTCCCGGGCTTATGGAAGTTTCTCCATGCCGTTTGTCTAACTGTCTCCTGGCTCCCGTCCAAGACGGGAATCGAGTCCCCGATTTCGAGCTTGTCCAGCTTGTCGCTCCACGAAAGCGACATAGGGATCGGTACGTTTTTGTCAATTGATATTTCCATGTCTTTATTCAAATTGATTTATTAGGTGTTTTGATGTCTCTTATTTTTCTATCTTTACCTTTGTTGTGTTCTGTTGATACAAATGTATACCATTTGGTTAACTTTCACAATAGTTTAGTTTACTTTTTGGTATATTTTTAGTTAACTTATTGGTTTACAGTGAATAAAAATTTTAATATTATTGAATATTTATTAGAGACGTATAACATCAATCAAGAGGCATTATCGAAACGATTGGGTGTATCTAAAGCATATATCAGCAATCTGAAGAAAGGTAAACCAATAGGTAAACAATTTGGCGAGAAGATTGCGGCAACATTCGGATTAGAACTAGGTTTTGTCTTAACTGGTAGTGAAAAACCGACAACTGAAGATGTCTCAGCAAAATCAGATAATAAAATAGAAGAAGGAAAACTTACACCTATACCATTTGAAAACTACATGATGGTCGAATATGAAGATCTGTCTACATCGGCTGGCTATTTGGGAGTCAACGATTTAGAAACATTACCTGACACAAAGAAAAGGCTTATACCAAAAGAGTTTGAAAGGGGAAAATATCTGGTGGTCCGAGTGGACGGGCATTCAATGGACGACGGAAGCTCTATGTCTATTCCCGATGGAACCGAGATCTTAATAAGAGAGCTTCCCTTAACTACCGGCCAAGCACTTCCGATCCGAAACAACTTGTTTGTCATTGTCAGTAAGGACGGAGTTGTGCTTAAGCAGATTATTGAGCACAATTTGGAAGAGGGGTACATACGCTGCCACTCGTATAATCCGAAATTTAAAGATTATAATATTCCGTTATCAGATGTGCTTCAAATATTCTTATACAGAAAGATAGTGTCGTTTAGACCTCCTATCCCTGATATAACGGTTAATTGATGATGCGGTTATAAGTTAGGGCCTATGCGCGTTAGCAAAGCCACCAATGAGTGCAGAACCTTGGTTGCAAGCTTATATGAATTATTATTGAGCTTGCCGGCATTTGACGATGCGAGAGTTCCCAGAATATACCTTTTCTTGGATATCATTCCCGGAAGGGAACGCATCAAATACGGAAGACATGGATATGTGAGGAGAGGTTTTGTGGAGATAGGGTGCCTTTGCATGGGAGAGGTTAACGGAATATACGACGGCGTTATAAATGTAAATATCCAGGATGAAGACGTCATCTGGATAGAGGAACTGCAACATTACCTGTGGGATATCATAGACGATTTATATCTGAACGGCTTTCTGTTCACGAGAGAATCGAACGAATCGTTTAAAGTATCACGGACATTGTGGCTATATAATACCAGATACATAGTTAAAAAATAG